ACGTGCAGGTGATGGCCCACAACATCGAGACGATGGCCGGCTACCTGCGCGATCTGGTGGCGGCCATTGCCGAGTCCAATAGCTGGGGGCAGTTGACGCTGGAGCTGCTGGACACGTTCGTCCAGGTCGCCGGCTCCATCGCCGAACTCATCACGCCCCTGGCCGAGGCCATCTGGAACATCGCCAACTTCCGCTCGCCCGATCTCTTCGCCTTCGTCGGCAGCGTCGCCACGCTGGCCGGCCATCTCTCGACGATTGTGGTCTGGTTCTACAGCGGCCTGAACCTCTCCCAGGCGGCGCTGGAGGTGCTGGGCCAGTACGTCGAGGTCATGGGGGCCATTGCCGAGGGGATGGTCACCTTCATCGACGCCATCGCGGCCATCGCCAGCTTCCAGCCGCCCGACCTGTTTACCTTCGTCGGCAACATCGCCACGCTGGCCGGCCATCTCTCAACGATGGTGGCCTGGTTCTACGACGGCCTGAACCTGTCCCAGGCTGCCCTGGACGCGCTGGGCCAGTATATCGAAGTCATGGTTTCCATCGGTGAGGGCATGGTCACCTTCATCGACGCCATCGCGGCCATCGCCGCCTTCCAGCCGCCCGATCTGTTCGTCTTCATTTCGGCCGTGGCCACCCTCGCCAGCCATCTCTCGACGATGGTGGCCTGGTTCTACGACGGCCTCAACTACTCCCAGGCGGCGCTGGAGGCTCTCGGCCAGTACGTGGAGGTGGTCGGCGACCTGGTAGACCTGATTGCCGACGCCATCGAAGCCCTGGGCCTGATCGCCGCCTACAGCGGCAACACGGCCACCCTCGGCCCGGCCGTCGCCGCCTTCGCGGCCGATCTGCTGCTGCTGGTGCAGACGCTGGCGACTGGGTTCGCCTCGGCTTCGGCGGCGGCGCTGGCGGCGATTGTGGCCGCGGGCGAGTTCGCCGACGCCGTGGGGGACATTCTGGATGTGGTCGAGGACGGGGTGGATGCGCTGATGGCGCTGGCGGGCTACGTACCGGCGGCCAACCTCCTGCCTACCGCGCAGCAGTTCGCCGCCGATCTGGCAACGGTGATCACAACCGTGGTCAATGCCCTTCAGTTAGCCGGGATTCTGGCCGGCACGGCCATCGTCGCCGCGGGCGAACTGGCCGACGGGCTGGGCGACGTGCTGGGCATGGTCGAGGACGGGGTGGGCGCGCTGGTGGAACTGGCAAACTACATTCCCACCGCCGGCCTGGGCACGTTGGCGCAGCAATTCGCAAACGATCTGGCGACGGTCATCACGGCCGTGGTCAATGCCCTGGTAGCCGCCCAACTGCTCGCCAGCGAGGCGGTGGTTAAGGCGGGCGAACTGTCCGACGGGCTAGCCGATATTCTCGGCGTGGTCGCTGAAGGCGTGGAAGCCATCACCGCCCTGGCGTCTTACATCCCGGCCGCAGGTATTGGAGAGAAGGCGCAGCAATTCGCGGCCGATCTGGCGGCCGTCATCACGGCCATCGTCAACGGCCTGGTACAGGCCGGTCTGCTGGCGAATCAGGCGGTGGCCGCCGCCGGCGAACTGGCCGGCCGGTTGAGCGACCTGCTGGGCGTCGTGGCCGCCGGCATCGAGGCGATCCGGGCGTTGTCTGAGTACCAGGGCGTGGAAGGGCTACAGGCAAAGGTTCAGGTATTCACCAGTGACCTGATCGCCGTGGCTACCCTCCTGGCTACACAGCTAACCCTGGCGGCCAACACCATCGGCGCGGCGACTATCGACGCAGCGCGGGCTTTTGCCACGGCCGTCACCGCCCTGGCCGGCGAGGTGCAGGCGGCCATGACCGCCCTGGGCCAACTGGCCGGCATGGCCGCGCCCAACATCCAGCCCGTGTTGGCCTACATCGTCGCCTCGGCGCAGCAGATTCAGACCGCGTTCTCCTCGGCCGGCGACATCGGGCAGGCCGTGGCCTACGCCGCCGCCTTCCGGGCCAACCTCCAGCAGTTGGTAACCGAGATTCAGGCGGCCGTGGCCGCGCTGAACCAGATCGCCGGCACGGGCACGTCGGGCAGCGTCGGCGCGGCGCTGGCCAACATCGCCGCCTCGCTCCAGAACACGCAGGGCCAGTTTGCCGGGGCCGGGTCGGCGCTGGCGAACGCGCTCATCACGGCCCTGGCCGGCGGCATCGGCGCAGGTCAGGGGCAGGTGTGGAGCGCGCTGGAGGCGGTGTTGGGCAATAGCTATGCCAATGGGTTGAGGGCGGCGGCGCTGTTCGGGAACGTGGGCGAGGCCATCATCGACGCCACGGCGAACGCCATTCAGGCGGGCCAGGCGCAGGTGGTGGCGGCGGTGGTGCAGGTGGTGGGCGCGGCCATTGCGGCGGGGATCAACGAGGCGAAGCGGGCAGCCGACGTGGGACGGCAGGTGATTCAGTCGGCGCTGGCGGAGATCAACGCCGGGCGGGGGCAGTTGGACGCGGCCGGGGCGGCGGCAGGCGACGCAATGATCGATGGGATGGCGCGGGCGATCACCAGCGGGCGGAGCCGGTTGGTGAGCGCGATTGTGGCCACGGTCAACGCGGCGGTGGCGGCGGCGAAGGCGGCGTTGGGCATTGCCTCGCCGTCGCGGGTGGCGGAGGCGCTGTTTGGGAACTTCATGGCCACGGCCGAAGTGGCGTTGAGTGACCCGCGGGGGTTGGTGGCGGCGATTGGGAAGTCGACGCGGGTGATGGTGCAGGAGGCGGCGCGGGCGGTGGGTGAGTTGGGGCGGATGGTGGGTCCGCCACTGCCGATGCCGGCCCCGGTGAGTGTTGGCGCCGGGCACGGCGGCGCGCAAACGGTGCGGCTGACGCAGCCGGCGCTGGGGGCGGGGACGACGGCGGCCGGGGCGGCGATGGCCCCGCGGGCCGCGGTTGCGCCAGCGCCGGTTTACAACTTCTACGGGGACTTCGTCGTTGAGGGCGTGCAGGATGGGCCGGGGCTGTTGGAGCAGCTGGCGGCGCTGACGGCGGGGGCACGGCGATGATCATCCCTCTCAGCTACAACGGCAACCTCATCAATGATGGGGTGGATTACGCGGCCTGGTTCATCAGTCCGGTGCAGGGGTTGCCGGAGTTGACGGCGCACAAGGCAAAGCGGTATGGGGCGCGGCCGCGCATCGGCGGGGTGGAGCGCGAGGGGCGGACGATCTTGCTGCTGGTGCGGGCGTTGGCGGGCAGCCGGGCGTGGCTGCGGGCGCTGTTCGATGGGGATGATGAGACGCCGAAGCTGCTGGTGGCGGCGGATGAGGATGGGGGGAACCAGCGGTACGTGAAGGCGCTGTGTACGAAGTTCGAGCAGACGACGCAGCCGGGGGTGTTCGTGGCGACGCTGGAGGTCGACGACGACGTGCGCTGGCGGGCGGTCGCGCCGACCGTTCACAACTGGACGATCACAGCTAGTGGGCAGACGACGACTATCACCAACGGCGTGGTGGGGGTCAATGACGAGGCCTACCCGATCATCCGGGGGACGCCGCGGCAGTACATGACCGGGCTGAATCCCTATCGCATGTTCCTGGCTGTGGGGTGGCCGGCCGACCAGCCGGCGACGGAGTATCCGACGGACATCACAGATGGGGGGCTGGACACGAGAGTAGCCTCAACTGATTTCTACTCGGCGACCGGCGCAGACATTCGGGTGATCGTGGATGGGGAGGAGGTTGACTTCTGGCTAGACGGCGTCAACACGGCGACAACCAGCATTTGGGCCAACCTAAGCTGGCAGGCGCGGCAAGAGGGAACGTTGGCGAGCGCGCTGACGCCGTTGCCGGTGTTAGGGGTCACACTGAACGAGGACATCAGCAATTGGCCGGCGAGCGGGCTGGTGCGCATCGACAATGAGGTGATGGCCTACGGGGCTAAGAATTCGGCCGCGCGGATGCTGACGGGAATCGAACGCGGGGCGCGGGGTTCGACGGCCGCGCCGCACTCGGCCGGGGCGGCCGTGCAGTGGCTGCAGCATGACATCTGGGTCGAGTATGGGTCGTCGTCGTTGGCGGCGAAGGTGGTGGACAACCGCCGGAAGCCGATGTTTGACCTGGCAACCAGCACGAACACGAGTTGGAACTACCTGTCGTTTTATGAGGCGGGCGCGAGCCGGGCCGGGGCGTGGGCGTTCACGAACCAGCAGTGGACGCGGGCCTATGGCGGCAACCAGAAGGGAACGGCGAATCCATATGGGGAGCTGGGCATCTCGGACGCGGCCGAGAACGAGGGGACGAAGAAGACGCTGGCGGGGTATTGGAGCCTGTTCAATCCGTGTGGGATGGTGAGCGCCAACTTCCTAAGCGGCGAGCGGTACTACGGCCGGGCGGAGTGGTGGAACGCGAGCATTCAGTCGAGCGTGGACGGGGCGTCGCGGACGAAGCATTACACGTTGCCAACGGGCACGGTCGATGCGTGGGTGGCGTGGTCGCAGAATGTGAGTTTGGTGGCGGGGGCGCGGTACGTGTACCTGTGGCTGGCGGGCTATGCCAAGGGAATCGACCCGGCGCGGGTGGAGGCGTCGCAGGTGACGGTGGCGCTGGACAGCGCCAAGACGCCAACGGCGCTGGTTCTGCCGCAGCAGAACGTGTATCGCATGGCGGCGACGTTGACGAATCAGACGACGGGGGCGGCGCTCCAGATCGACTTCGCGCTGGACGTGGACGAGACGCTGCGGATTGACGTGGACAAGAGCGACGCGATCTATGAGGCGGACGGGTCGAGCCAGTTCGGAGCAATCACGCTGGTGGGCACGGAGCAACACCGTTGGCTGCGGCTGGCTCCGGGGGCGAACACGCTGCGATGGGACGAGGCGGGCGTGACGGAGATGGACGTGGAGATTACGTTTGAGCGGCGATATTACGCATAAGGAGAGCAATCATGGCTTCGGCGCACATTTTGATTACAGGCACGGCGACCGGTCACAACCGGCAGTTACGCGAGATGGTGGACCGGCTCATTCGCGTCGGCGATGAGGCGGAGCGGCTGAAGGCCACGTTCGACCAGGCTGCGCTGGGTGGCGACTGGGCAGCGTTGGCGGAGCTGCTGGGGATCGAGAGCGTGCAGGACGCGGAGGTAGTCTACAACCTGCTCGGTTCGGTGGTGACGGAGCTCAATGCGCCGTTCATTACCCAACTGCGGGGCCGGTTGGGCTGATGGCGAGGCGATGGCAACGACGATAGCGCAGGCAGTGGGCACAACGACGCCGGATGACTGGACGCTGGCGGCTGGGGCGAGCAAGGCAGCGGCGGTGAACCAGCCGGATGATGATGCGTCGAGCTACATCCGGTCGGGGACGACGGTCGATACTTACCAGTATTTTACCTGCTCGCCGGGGCTGTCGGCGGGCGACGTCATCACGCAGATCGTGGGCGTTGTTCGGGCGAGGCGAGGCGGGACGAGTGATGCACAGTTTCTGATCGGGTATCGGTTCACGCCACAGGGTGGTGGGACGCATTCGGAGGAGTCGGGGCTGCCGAGCAGCGGGTACTTCGAGTCGACGTCAGCGTGGACGACGTTTTCACGCGCGTTCAGCGTGCCGAGTGTGGCGTGGGGGTCGGGGCTGGCGCTGTGGGTGCGAAATACGCAGGCCCGGCGTGTGGATGTGACGACGTTCTACGCCGAGATCACGTACACGCCGGTGGCGACTGGAGACGGGCAGCCGATGGTGGCGCGGGCGCGGCTTGTGCCGGGGATGCGGCGGCCGCATGGGCATCAGGGGTGGTGAGGTGAGCGATGGCAGCAAGTGACGCGAGGCCATTTCCGATTCGGAGCACGGCATACCGTGTCTATTTTCCGATCCTCGACGCGGATGGCGATCCGGTGTCGGGGGCAGCGAATCTGGATAGCGAGATCTCCAAGGACGGCGCGGCGTTCGCGGATTGCACGAATGAGGCGGTGGAGATCGGGAGCAGTGGCATCTATTACCTCGACCTGACGAGCGCGGAGATAGGCACGTCGTCGGCCGTGGTCGTGGTGGTTAAGACATCGACGAGCGGGGCAAAAACGACGCCGATTGTGCTGTACCCGGTCGATCTGTCGGTGGCGCAGTTGGGTGTGAATACTGTGCAGGCGGGCGGGGTGGCGTGGGGCAGTGGGGCGATCACGTCGGGGAGTGTCGCTGACAATGCGATTGACGCGGCGGCGTTGGCGGCCGACGCAGTAGCGGAGATTCAAACGGGGTTAGCAACGGCGGCGGCAGTGGCGACGGTGGCCAGCTACATCGATACCGAGGTGGCTACCCTCCTGACGAACGTAGCCAGCATCCTGGCGGCCGTGGACTCCGAAATAGCCTCGATTCTGGCGAAGGTTAATACTCTGCCGGCCAGCCCGGCGGCCGTCGGCAGCCCGATGACGCTGGCGGCTAACTCGGTCAACGCGAGCGCGGTGGCGGCCGACGCGGTGGTGGAGATTCAGGCTGGATTGGCGACGGAGGCAATGATCGCCGCGCTCAATGACCTGAGCGCGGCGCAGGTGAACGCGGAGGTGGTGGATGCGCTGGCGGCGGATACCTATGCGGAGCCGACGGTCGTGCCGCCGGCGACGGCTTCGCCCGTGGAGATGCTCCACTTCCTGTACACCTGGGCGCGCAACAAGCACCTGACCACGGCGACACAGGATCGGGTGCGGAATGACGCAGACACGGCCGATATTGGGGTGGCGACGTTGGGCGATGATGGGACTGCTTTCGCGCGCGGCGAGTATGCGTAGAAGGCCCTCTCCCTAACCCTCTCGCAGGGGGAGAGGGAACTGGAGCGATGATGGCAATCGACAGCGAGAACAAGCGCAGGAGCGTGCAGGGGTATATCGGCCCATTTGGTCTCGTGCCCCCGCGGCCGGATGGGTCGCTGGGGAATGAGGCTGATCGGCGGCATGTGGCGGGGCTGTACGCCGGGCAGTTGGTGGCGCTGGCGGTCATCGCGTCGTTGGCCCCGGCCGGAACGGCTATCCAGTTCCTGGTGGCCGATGGGAAGGGGCGCATTCTGGCGCAGTTGCGGCCGGACATCGAGCGCGCAAGCTGGCGTTTCAACGAGGCCGGCCAGGCGGCGTGGAAGATGGCGCGGAGGGATGAGAAGCTGCGGGAGGAGTATCTGCGCTTTGGGAATCAGGTGCTGATTCAGTTCGACAATGGTTTGCCGGCGTGGGGCGGCGTGATCGGCGGGGCGTATGAGTGGGGCGGAGCGTCGGTGAGTTTTCTGGCCTATAGCGGCGAGGCGCTGCTGGGGCGACGGCTGACGGCGCGGACGCGGCGATTCGACGGCGAGACGGTGGGGGCTATCGCGCTGGCGTTGCTGGCCGAGGCCGAAGGCGTGTGGCCGGTGGGTGTGCGGCCGGGGAATGTCTGGATGGGCGGGGCGGCACACTACCCGGAGTATCACTACAAGCGGCTGGAGGACGTGCTGCGCGACAGCCTGGTGGAGAACCTGAGCGCGGAGGCGTTTGACGTCAGCGCGCGGGAGGAGCGCGGCTACGTGGTGTTCGAGTTGAACCTCTACGAGCGGCGGGGGACGGCGAAGGGGAACGTGGCGCTGGTGGAGAACCAGAACGTGACTGACGTGAGGTTCCGGGTGGAGGACGGCATCGTCAACGCCTGGTACATGGCCGGGGAGGGTAGCGACTGGGGCGACACGAGCCGGGTGTATGCCGAGGCGGTCGATGAGGAGAGCGTGCGGCTCTATGGCCGGCGGGAGGCGTTTGAGTTGCGGTCGGGGGTAATCTACCAAAGTACGCTGGACGCGACTATCCAGCGGCGGCTGGGAGAGACGGCTTACCCAACGCGGGTGCTGGCGCTCGCGACGACGGATGACCGGCCGGGGCAGTTTCGGGATTATGACGTTGGCGACGAGGTGCTGTGCGTGCTGCCGTCGTTCGACTGGGACGGGCTGCGGGGCATGTATCGCGTGCTGGGGCGCGAGTTCTTTCCGGCGCATGGGGTGTGTGACCTGGTGCTGGAGGAGGCGCGATGATTTACCGGCCGGGGCCGAGGCGGGTGCTGGAGGGCGGGTCGCTGGTGAGCGACTTCCTGAGCGGGACGATTGTGGGCGCGGTGTCGCGGTTGGAGGGGCAGGCACGCGAGATGGAGCAGAACGCGCTGTCGGCGGCGGCGGCGGAACGGAGCTACGTGCGGGCGTTTCGGCAGATGGTGTTCGACGGCTGGGGCCGGCAGGACGTGGCGGCGGGGCTGTCGAACGCGGTTCTGTCGCGGTTTGGGAATGCGTGGCAGAGCGAGCTGCGCATGGGGGTCAGCGGGAGCGTGGTGGCGCTGGGGGTGTGGCTCAATGCGGCGCGCTCGGTTGATAGCTGCACGGTGACGGTGTGGGTGGGCGGGGCGGCGACGGAGCTGGCGGCGACGCTGGACGAGGACGCCCCGTGGGCGGCGCTGGAGACGGCGACGGCCGGAGCGGTGGCGTTCGAGGCGGACGAGGAGATCGCGCTGCGGGTGACGACGGGCGCAGCGTGGGCGCCGGCGACGGGCGATTTGCAGGCGTGGATCGTGGTCAGTTTGGACGTGGAGTAAGGTGATGTTATTGAGCCTCTACGAATTGATACCGGCTTGGCTGGTGGCTATGGCGCTGATCCTGGCGGCGGGGTCGTTTCTGGTGGTGTTCCGCTGGCAGCAGCGGTGCGGGGTGATCGAGTATAAGCCGGCGCTGGCGCTGGGGGTGGCGGCGGTGCTGCTGGCGCTGAGCGGGTGCTACGTGTGGTTGAGCGTCGACCCGGAGGCCAGCTTGGTCGAGCGGGCGGCCGTGGTGCGCGTGTTGCTGTTGCTGCTGAGCGGTGGGCTGATCCACTACAACGGGGGGGCGCTGCGGCTGAGTTGGCAGGAGCGGCAGAGGGGGCGCAATGGGTGAGGTGTCGGTCTGGCCGCTGGCGCTGACAGCCGGGGCGGTGGTGGGGATGCTGGCGGCGTGGTGGGCGAGTCGCAACGGCTGGGCGGTGTTCCGCCGAGTGGATGAGCCGCTGTCGCAACGGGTGGACGAACTGACGCTGGAGGTGGTTGACCTGCGGTTGTCGCTGTCGCGGCTGGCGGTCGGTGCGGCGCGGCTGATCGCGCAGGTGGAGCGGCTGGGAGAGGAGCCGGAGTACCAGTTGCCGGCCGAGTTGATCCGGCGTGGAGCGAGTGAGGAATCCGACGCGGAGCGGCTGCACCGGCTGCTGGTGGAGCATTTCAGCGTCGAGGAGCTGGACGCGCTGGCGTTTACGGCCGGGGTTCCGCCGGAGAGTTATGGCGGGCACACGCGGCCGGCGAGGGCGTTGGCGTTGGTGCAGGTGGCGTCGCGCCATGGGAAGTTGGAAGAACTGGTAGGTCAGGCGCGGGCCGAGCGGCCGAACGTGCGCTGGCCGCGGATTAAGATGGAGGTGTGAAGTGGCAGAGAGACATGTAGGTCTGGGAAAGGAGTATGCGACGCTGGCCGCGGCGGCGGCCGTGGCGAAGCCGGGGGATGTGGTCGTCGTCCACGGCGGCGTGTACCGGGAGGCGCTACGACCGCCACGCGGGACGACGTGGATGGCGGCCGAGGGGGAGGAGGCTGTCCTCGACGGCGGTTGGGACGGCAAGCGCCTGATCGCGGCCGAGGCCAAGGCGAACCAGGTGTTGGTCAACCAGCCAGGTGTCGGCCTGATCGGGTTGGAAATCCGCAACGTGCGCGGCCGAGGGGTCGCGGTGGCGGCCGGCGGCGATGGGTTTAGGATGGAGAGGTGCGAGATTCACCACACGGTGCATGGTGGTTTCGGGGCCAACGGCACGGGGACGCTGATTCGTGGTCTGACGATTCGGGACTGCAACCTGCATCATCTGAGCATGAGCGGGGAGTGGCAGGAGACACCGGTCAGCGGTTGCTGCCTGTTCAGGTACGTCGTCGGCCTAAAGGTTTATAACGTGCGCATCCGCTTCGGCTACGGCGAGGGCTTTGCCCTGGGGCCGTTCACCGAGGACGCGGATGTAGAGGTGTGGGTCGAAGACACGGTCCACCTGGGCGTCTATGCGTCGAACCGCGCCCGGAATGTGCGCTTCACGAACTGCGTCATCATCCAGCGCGGGCTGGCCGAGTGGCGGCAGGGGGATGGGGACGTGGGCGGCGGCTTCGTCATCGGCGACGAGGTGTCGGGCGACAAGTCGGCCAAGTGGCCGCACGCGGACAACATCGTCATCGAGAAGTGCATCACTATCAATACGACCGGGGTCGGCGTTCGCAATAACCGCAAGTTGTCGGACAAGGGAAATCTGGACGGCTATGACACGCGGCCGGAGATGTTCGAGGTTCGCAACTGCACCTTCATCGCCGGCCCGGACTCGAAGTCAGGCATCGCCGTGGCCGAGAATGAGTTCGGCGGCCGGGTGCGCGGAACGTTTCGCAACAATCTGTTCATCTTCGACCGGCTGCCGGCCGGGGGCGAGGCGTTGAAGAACAACGCACCCGGCGTCGAGTTCATCGACAACCTCTGGTCGGGCGGTGTGCCGGCCGGGCTGCCGGCGTCGAATCAGGCGACGACGGCGGCGGCCCTTGTTGCGCCGTTTGCAACAGTGGGTGAGACGGTGAACCTGGACAATTACCGGCCGCGGCGCGGCGGGCCGTTGGATGGGGCAGGCTATGGGGCGCTGGCGGCCGTGGGCACGGAGCCCCCTCCCCCACCGCCTGACCCAGAGCCGGAGCCGACACCGGTGGACTGGACGGCGCTGCGGGCGCTGGCGGCGGAGGTGACGGCGGAGGTCGTGACGGCGAGCATGGCCGTCGACCGGGCCGCGCGGTCGCTGCAGACGCTGGACAATCGGATGAGGGAGTATGAGTTGGCCGCCGTGGGCGGCGAGGAGTAGTGGGATCATGAGTGCTATTAGTGGCATTGCTAGTGTGGCGAGTGTGTTGGCGCTGGCGCTGTTCCTGGCGCTGGTGGTGGAGCGGGTGATCGAGTTCGTCATCAAGCCGCTCATCGAGAACCTGGCCCGCGCGGCCGGCTGGGACGGGGAGAAGGTCGGTCTGATCATCCCCTATGTCGCGGCTGGGCTGGGCGCGGCCGTGGCGTGGGGCTTCGGTCTCGACCTGTTCGCTGACTTAGCCGCGGCTGTGGGGCTGACGCCGGCGGCGTGGTTCACGCGGGCGCTGACGGCCGTGGTTGTGGCCGGTGGGTCCAACCTGCTCCACGACCTGTGGCCGCAGGAGATTGAGATCGAGACGGTCGAGTTCGAGCCAGAGGGCGGGCCGACGACCTTGACGATCCGTTAGGGAACTCCGGCCATCGGCGCTACCTAGTCGTAGCGCCGTCGCCGCTTCCAGACGGCCGCCGGGTTTCCTCTTCCTCCTCGACCCGGCGGCCGTTTTTCGCGTTTTCGCGCGTAGAACGTGGGTTCTAGGCGAAGGTGGATAGTTAGATAGGTAGGGAGCGTTACGCTTTACCTGGGCCAGCCTGGCGCGGCTGGTGGGGTTTTAGAACGGATGAGCGAATATGAACGAGCATGAGCAGCGTATGGTGGAGGCAATCAACGCGGTGCGGGGTGGGCGGGGCCTGCCGGCACTGGTGTGGGCGGTCGAGCTGGGGGCCGCGGCGAGGCGGCATGCGGCCGACATGGCGGCTCATCCAGGGCTTGTCCACGACGGGAGCGACGGCTCGACCATCGACAGCCGGATGCGCGAGGCGGGGTATCGGCCGAGCGTCTATAGGGAGGTGGTGGGCTGGGGGTTTCGTGGCGACGTGGGGGCGATGCTGGATTGGTGGCTGGCTTCGCCGGGCCACGTGGGCATTGTGCTGAATGGGGACACGCGCGAGATCGGGGTGGGCTACGTTTATGAGCCGGCGGCGAACTGGGGGCATTATTGGTGCGTGGACTTTGGGCGACGGGCGGCCGTGCCAGAGCCGCCACCTACGCCGACTCCCCCACCCTATAGCAGTCATATTCCGGTGGTTGTTGGCGCGCCAACACCTGGGCCGGCGACGCCGGCGAATGAGGCAATCGACCTGCTGCGCTTCAAGCTGGCTGACCCGGATTGCTGGCGAGTCGTTCGGCATCCCCATGGGGCACAGGAGGACGTGCAGGATATGGAGCTGGGCGGCGGGCTGTTCGTGCGGCGCAAGGGTGGCAATGGGGAGTGGCATCGCTACGATGACCGCTACTTCTACCTGGTGCATGACACGTCACCCGCGCCCGGCGCTGAGGGTATTGAACGGGTCTACACGCTCTACAAGGACGGTATGCCGGGTGCGCCGAAAAGCCGACGCTTTCAGGCGTTGGGCGAAGCGTGGCAGGAAGACGGGCTGCACCGGGTGCAGTTTCGGGCGCGGCATGGGTGCCGGCCGCTGGCCGAGAACTCAGGCATGGCCCAGAACCGGAGCATCATCGTTCGCCATGAACGCAACTTCACGTTCAACCGCTATGGGCAGCAGTTGACCTTCGATGAGGTTATTTGGGAGAGGACGGGCGTCGAGATGCAAATCTACGGCCGCCAGGATGGCCGCTCGTGTGGGTGGATTGGGTGGGACGCGCCGTGGGGGTCGAGCGAACCGGTGGAGATTCATTGGGGGCGGGGGCGATTGAGGGTGGAGCCGGAGAGGTGTTGCGGGTTCTAGGCGGGGTAGGGGATGGGAAGCAAATGGCCCGGCTATCGACCGGGCCATAGTTAGTTTAACGAGTATTAATGCAACTTGCTCTATTTCCTCTTGCCCCGGCCGGTGCGGCGGCGAGCGATGCCGCGGCCAGCGTAGTAGGCTGTGAACATGACGGCCAGCGTGGCCGGGGCGATGATGCAGTAGAACTCAGCGAGGAAGCGGGATTGGTCAAACATGGCCTTTGCTCCTGATGGTCTGGTCTATGTCGATGACCCGGATGCCGGCAGGCAGTTTGCCCACTCCCAGTTTGCCCACTCCCAGGACGACGTAGGTGGCGGCTGGGGCCAGTTCCTGCTCTGTGACGTAGCCGCCGCCCGGTTCGGTGGGATCGAGGACGACGCCGGAGATCTGGCCGTCGAGCACGTCGGTGATGAGCATGACGCTATGCACCACTCCTGGGGCAGCGGCGCAGAGGGCGCGCACCACTCCCAGCAGCTCGGGGTCATGGTCGGCCACGGCCGGCGCGGATGGCTCTAGCTCGTTCACGATTGTTGACATAATCTTTGTATTCCTCCTCTGTCATGACGGGTATCTCGGCGACGCGGCCGAGGAAGACCTTGAGCCATTGCCCGTCGCGTTTCTCCCAGGCGCGGCGGCGGGCGTAGCGGCGGCCGTTCTTCTGGCGGAACTCGATCCAGCCGCCGCGGCGACGCAGGCCAGCGCGGGTGGGAGTGGGCACTCCTGCTGTGGGAGTGGGCACTCCTGCTGTGGGAGTGGGCAAGGGTTGAGAGTGGGCAACGGTTGGGGCCGGCCAGGGAGTGGGCAAAGCACCGCGAGCTTGCCCACTCCTATTTTCTCTATGCCCACTCCCGTTTTGCTCATGCCCACTCCCGTTTTGCCCACTCCTAATGAGGGCGGCGTTGGGAGTGGGCACGGAGGCGGCGAAGGTTTGCCCACTCCCGGCCGCGGCCACTCCCTCGGCCGCAGCTAAGGGTGGCTGCTGCCGAACACCTCCTGGCCGTTGCCGTTGGCCGAAGGCGCGCCGGTCTGGGCTGCCTTGGCCGCCTGGATCATGAGTTCCAAATCAGCCAGCGTGTAGTTGCCGGCCGCATGGCGCATCATTTCCAGATCGCGCAACGAGGCCCCCTGCCCCGGCGCGGTCGACGCAGCGGCAAGTTCGTGACGCATTGCGTCATTAGCAGGGCGGTTGATGCCGACTGCGGACAGGAGGCGATCAACCACGGACGGGTCGGGCGCGGCCGGTGTGGGGGCAGGAGCGGCACGGTGGGCGGCGCTCAGTTCGGGTACGTGACTGAGGATGAAGTCGATCTCGGCGTCGGTGTAGCCTTTGGCGCGCAGGCCGTTGGCGTAGTCGCGCCAGACTTTGCGCTGCTCGACCAGCTTCATGGCGTCGGAGTTCTGGACGGCGGTGCGGGCGTTGAACTCGTTGGCGGTGCGTTCTTCCTCAGCCGCTGAATTCTCTTCGGCGCGCTGGTGGTCGGGGTCGGCCAGGATCATCTTGATGGCGAAGACGCCGGCGACGATACCGGAAATAGGCAGGCCGTAGTTGAGCCACAGGCGCTGCCAGGTTTCCAGTTCCGCGCCGCGCTCGATGGTAAAGAAGGTGAGCATGTTGGCGGCGGCGAAGAGGAACCAGGTGGCGTCGATGCGGCCGGCCCAGGACTTCTGATCGCCGCGCCAGTAGCCTTTGATCGCGCCGATGGTGGAGATGGCGGCGGCCATTTCGACGACGAGGGGAAAGCCGATGCGCAGGGCGGTGAGGAGGATGAGGAGGATGCCGCTGTAGCCGGCGAGGGTAAAGGCGGCCGATTCACTGAGGACGAGCATGACCGCATGAGCGCCGGTGATCAGGATGAGGACGGTCACAACGAGGTAGGCCAGTCCCATGAGGCTGCGGACGGCGCGTTCTTGTGCCTGGGCCTCGGTGATGGGGTACTTCGACTTGCGTTTGCCAAACATTGTCTGTCTCCTTTTCTTACGTTCTGTACTACATCTGTATTACAATGGTCTGCGGCCGGTTGGCTGTCTCCTACCGGCCCGCGCCCCGGCTGCGACCGGGGCGTGTCATTTGAGGGAGGGGGCCAACCTACTGTTTGGCCGCGGTGTCCTCCTCGTCGTTCAGGAAGTCGGGGTGCTCCGCGGCGATGTGGTCGCGCACGTCGGGGAAGTGCTGGTGGCAGCGGGGGCATTCGCCGGCAGCAACCTTGTTCCTGAGCTTCGTGAGTTGGCCCTTGGCGGCGGCGGTGCGGCGCTTGGCAAGGGTGGCGCTTTTGGCCTGGGCATTAGCGTCATCCTGCCAGTAGGCGACGTCTTCTTTCGCCAGCTTGATCTCGTGCTGGGCCTTGCGGAGTTCCTTCTCTAGATCCTCGCGACGGGTGAAATATTGGGAGTGGCCATTGGGGCAGTAGAACGACTTGCCGTCGCCCTGGCGATCTTCCCATAGGGGCCGATCGAGGCCGAAGGGTACGCCACAGGCGCAGCAGGTGACAAGAACGAGTTGGCCTGCGTAGGGTTGGGTTTGAATTTTCATGAGCCTCCTTTAGGATGCTGCTCGGCTAGTCGGCCGGCTGCGCCGCCGCAGTGGACACCTCATTCGTGGCGTAGACGGCGAGCTGGTAGTCGGCCCAGGCTGTTCCCGTGGCGGGCAGCCACGTCGGCCGCGGCGTGGCCGTGACGTAGGCACAGGCGGCATCCGCGTCGCAGATGAGCGGCCAGTGGGTGGGGTCGGCGCGGCCGTCGGTGATGGCCATGAGGGCGAGCAGGGTGCCGAGGAAGGCGATGGCGGCGACGAGGACATAGATGGTGAGTTTGAGTTTCATGACGGTTCTCCTGTGGGCTTAGAACATGGGCTTGGGTTTGGCGGCCGGACGGCGCGGCTTACGATTCATCTCCTTCTTGCGGCGCTCCTCGATGCGCTCGGCGCGACGCTCGAGGGCGCGACGGATGAGGGCGACGCGGTCGGGGTTGGGGCTGAAGGCGTCGGTGACGGGAGTGGTGCGCCAGGCGATTTGGTAGCCGTTCCAGTCGTTGTTCTCGACCTCGACCCAGGAGGCGAGGTCGTAGGCGACGCGGGATTCGGCGGCGTCGAGGACTTCGAGCAGGTGGTCGCGGACGGTGACCAGCTCGCGCTCGGATGGTTGGCTGAGGTAGCGGGCGGCGACGAGGCGGGCGGGGTCGTTACCAACGGGTGGGTAGTAGACGAGCCAGAGGCCGCGGGGTAGTTCGACGGTGGCGCGGCTGGGCTGGCGCAGTAGGCCGGCGATGATCTGGTAGAGGCTGCTCATCGATGGGTCTCCTGGTAGACGTAGGCGGTGACGATGATGAGGCCGACGAGGATGACGGCGACGGCGAGGCTGGTGCAGATGGTCATGGGTGGGTCTCCCTCTCCCAGCCTTCTCCAGCGGGGGAGGAGGCAACGGGGGAAAGCCAGTCGTGGCGGACGAAGAGGCGACGCAGGTAGCCGGGGTTCGCGCCGATGAGGTCGCAGTAGTAGTCGAAGTCGGATGAGTGGACGAAGACGCGCGCGCCGGGGTCGCCGGCGGCCAGGTCGTGGGCGGCCTGGTGCAGGATGTCGATGATGAGCCGGGCGGCCGGGGTAATGGTCGGCGCGGGACGGAGGGTGGCGGCGCTGTGGGCATCGTGTGAGTTGCGGCGGCCGGGTTTCATGGGCGGTTCTCCTGGTAGGTGAAGAGGGGGAGGGTGTCGGCCGCCTGCTTCTGTTGTTCGGCGGCGAGAGCGGCGTGGGCGGCGGGGTTGAGCCAGAGGCATTCGGTGGCCATGTCAGCGGTGTTGCCGTTGGTGCGGGCCTGGCGCTCAAGGCGCGCCCAGTCGCCGAAGAGTTCGCTATAGAGAGGACTGTCGTAGCCGGAGAGGATGACCATGCCGCGGCAGTCGCGCAGGGCAGCGGCGAGGGCGCGATGGTGGTCGTCGGTCATTTCGTGTTGGTAGGCGGAGGCGACCCAGCGCTTGCGGGTGGAGGTGACGTAGGGCGGGTCGACGTAGTAGACGGCCTGGGGGTTGTCGTAGCGGCGAATGAGATCGAGAGCGTCGGTCTGTTCGATGAAGACGCCGCGGAGCCTTTCGGCGATCTGGTAGAGGTGCTCGACTTCCATGAAGGAGGCGGGGGCGGTCTTCATACGCCCCTCGCCGTTACGGCCGCGACTCATCTTCTTCTGGCGACGCCAGCCGGAGTTCCACTGGGCGGTGGGGCCGGAGATGGTGAGGTAGGAGCGGACGTAGAGGCGGCGGGCGCGCTCGAGAGGGTCATCGGTGGGCTGGTAGCTGAGCTTCTGCTCGGCGTGGGCGAAGGGGGTCCAGTAGATGGCGCGGATGAGGTCGTCGGGACGTTCGCGCAACATGCGGAAGAAGGCGACGACGTCGCCGTCGAGGTCGTTGTAGACCTCGATCTGGGAGCGAGACTTGCGAAGGAGGACGGCCGCGCTGCCGCCGAAGGGTTCGATGTAGGAGTCGTGGGCGGCGGGGATGCAGGAGATGATCCACGGCGCGAGCCGCCATTTGGCTCCGTGATAGCGGAGGGCGGGACGGTGGGGGGCGGTGGGGGAGGGGGTCATTGACACACCTCGTAGCGGATGGTGAGTGGGCGGCCGGCGAGGGCGGCGACGGTGCGGGCGATGAGGTCGTGGAGGCGGTTGCTGACCCAGTCGACGGCGTGGGTGTTCCTCAGGTGGATGGTTAGGATGTCGTCGGCCAGGGTGGCGCTAGTGCCCCGCAGCCAGGCGGCGAACGTAGATTTTGTCATTTGCATTTCGAGTTCGACCAGGGCGTCGCGCCAGAGAGGGGTGAACTGGGTAGACTGGGTGGCCTGTGGGACAGACCAGAGCAGGCCGGTGCGGACTTCGGCGATGGCCGCGGCGGTGGCTTCGCGGATGGGGGTGAGGCTGGGCGGGGCCAGGTCGCCGGCGGTAGCGCGGTAGATGGCGATGGCGGCGGCAACAGGCAGGCCGGGGAAGTCGTCGTCGAAATCGTCGTCGGCGCCGAAGCGGGCGGCGAAGTCGATGCGTTCGAGTAGGACGCGGCGGCCGTCGTCGTCCAGGGCCAGCCAGGAGTGGGCCAGGGCGAGTAAGTCGTCGGGCGGAGGGACGCCGGCGCGCCAACGGCTGCGGGCGAGGCCGACGGCGTTTTTCGGCCGTGTGGGTTTGGCCTCTTCGAGGTGGATGAAGAAGCACCAGGCCAGGGCGGTGGGGGGGTCGAGGGTGGCTTGCTCTTTGTCGTTGAGGCGGTCGGTGAAGCCAACCCAGCGCAGGATGGCGGAAACATCACCACCACCACCATCACCACCAGGGGGCGGGGCAGGCGGTTCGGCCGCGGGTGATGGTGGTGGTGTCTGTGGGGTAGTCTCTGGGGTAGTCTTATTCTCTGTAATCAGCGGATGTACGTTTCGTCCATTTGATCCGATGTACGTTTCGTCCATTAGCTCTTCGGCCGCGGGCGAATCCTGATGTACGTTTCGTCCATTTGATCTAATGGACGTTTCGTCCATTAGGTCGGGGAGGGGGAGCTGGAGGCCTACTTCGGCCGCCGGGTAAAGGGCGGCGAGGTGGTCAAGGAGAAGGGTCTCGTTGAGGGCGTACCAAGTGACGCGTTGGGCGTCGGTCCAGTAGGAGACGAGGGCGGCGGGGTCGAGTTGACCGTGGGTGCGGGCGGAGACGCCGCGGCGGGCGTTCTCGAATTCGCGGCGCTGGACGGAGAGTTCTTCTTCCCAGGAGTCGCCGGGGCGGTACAGCCGGTGGGCGCAGGGGCGGGCGAATTTGTAGAACGGCCGCCGGCCGTTCTTGATCCACCAGTAGACGATCTGCTGGAGGAGGACGGTCTGGGCCATGCCGCCGGTGAAGGTGTTCCAGCGCGGCCGGTAAATGACGACGGCGCGGTCGTCGGCTATGAAACTTAGGAGGTCGGCGCTGGGCCGACCCTCGCTTGTGGTCGTGCTCATCTTCACGCTTCCTTCACGGACTTCGACAAACTTCCGGTACTTCTCACCATTCACTCACGGATAAAAATCTGCTATTCTGTTCCGGCTAACCTGCTGCAACAGGCGAGCCGGTGTGAACGCCAGTTCACGTCGAATAGCGAAGCAAGAGAGCGCAAAATGAATATGACCCTAGAGACTGCCGTTCAGGAGTTCCTGGCGGGGGTGGCGGGGGAAGTGTCCGAGTCCACGAGAGAGTGGTACGGCCGCTGCCTGTCATCGTTTGTTGAGCACGTCGGCTCGGAGCGTTGCCTGGGCGATGTGTCAGCCGCCGCTATCCGTTCTTACCGCGCCTACCTTATCGACCGTGACATGAGCATCTATAGCGTCCACGGCCGCCAGCGGGCTGTGCGGCGGCTATTTTCATGGCTGGTCGAAGAGGGGTTGCTGGCGCAGAATGTGGCGCTGGCGGTTCCGATGGTGAAACTGCCGATTACACCACCCAAGGCCGTGGCGGATGACGACCTGGCTCGGCTACTGGAGCAGTTACCGGCTGAGGATGTGCGTGACCGGGCGGTGATTCTGTTTCTCATCGACACCGGCTGTCGCGTTGGGGGTCTGTGCTCCGTGACGCTGGAGTCGCTCGATCTGGAGCATCGGTGCGCCGTCGTCAATGAAAAAGGGAATCGTTCCCGACGAGTCTACTTCACAGCACTGACAGCGGAGGTGCTTGGTCTCTATCTGGCCGTGCGCCCGGTGGCGAAGACTGACGCGCTGTTTCTCTCGGCGAAGGGCGGCGGGTTGACGCCGGCCGGCGTGCGGATGCTCCTGGAGCGAATCGGGGAACGGGCGGGGGTAAAGGGCAGGGTCAACGCGCATAGTTTCAGGCACGCTTTCGCCCGCAACTTCCTGCGCAACGGCGGCAACCTGGCTGTCCTCGGCCGACTGCTGGGCCACTCACCCGGCTCGCCGGTGACGGCTAAGTTCTACGCCGTCTTTGATGACCGAGAGATTCAGGAGTTCCATGACCGGTACAGCCCGCTGGCCCACGTCAACGGGAAAGGAAAAGCAGGGGACAGACAGTCCCTTGCTTAGGGGCATGGGGGTGAGTAGCAACCGACCCGCAGACGCGCCAGTCTTTTAATCCCAAGGTTTTGGGTTCGATTCCCAACGGAGTCACTGCCGGAGCGTCTGAGCGCCGAATGGGTTCGCTCTTGTTTCGCTATTCGGTTGTGAAGGTGCGACGGCACTTAGCTAGGAGCGTTTTCTTGCAGGGAGGCGCTCCTAGCGCCCTCTTTCCGACCGTCTCAGGTGGTCGGATAACCTTCCCGTTCCAGAGCAGCTCGTAACTTACCGGCCGTTTCTGGATTCTTGTCGGCCAGATAACGCTCTAGCGCAATCTGGATCGTCGCCGACAGTCCCCTCAACTCATCCTCCATGTCTTGTCGAAGTGCTGCAACAAGCTCGTCAGGCAGGTAGACGTTAAGTTGCGTCTTACCTGGCACGCGACGGCCGCCGCGCCCTTCGCTCGTCTGGGACATAGACACACCTCCACGAACGAATCCCACAGACGGAGTATATACTAGAGTATACTAGTATGTCAACCGGCTAGGAGATTGTAGGCACGAATTATAGACCATCCGTGCTATAATAGACGCACTCTCAAGTTTCGCTGGGCGGTGAGGCGGTCGCCCGGCCGCCTCCGCCCCTTCCTTGAATCGAACAGACATTCTATTGCGCCAGCGTCAGCCTACGTTACGATCTGGCATGGAAGGTGCGCTAGGCCATCGGCTGGCTAGGGGGATGATGGGCAGTCCGGGGAGAGTATCGTGTCAGTGATAATCCGTTTTCGGGATTGGTGGCTCGGCCAGTATCGGTCGCAGCGTGGATTGGGAAAAGCCATCTGGGTCGGCGGGCCGGCATTGTTGGCGCTGATGTTCAGTTGCTGCTTCTGCTCGCTGGCTATGGCCATGTTTGCGCCTGACTCGGCCGTTGAGCCGACGGCCGAACTGGCCGAGCGGGTCGGGGCAGCGGTGGACGTTGTGGCCACGGAGGAGATGGCTGAGGCGACGGCCGCGCCGATGGAGGTAGAGCCAACGCAGACAGCCGCGCCAACGCGGACGGCCGCGCCGACTGCTGCACCGACGTCGACCGAGGAGCCGGCGACGGCGACGCCCAGGGCGAGCGCGACGGCGCGGCCGACTAATACACCACGGCCGACGTCGACGACTGCGCCCAGCGCGACGGCGACGCGGGTTCCGCCAACTGTACCCCCACCTACGGCGACGAGTGTGCCGCCGACGGCCGCGCCGACGCGAGTGCCGCCGACTGCGATTCCGCCGACCGTTGCTCCCCCCACTCCTTTGCCACCAACTGCTATGCCACAACCGACGGCCGTGGCGCAGCCGACGGCTACTCAGCCGCCGGCTGCAACTTCGGGGGATGTAATCATCTCTTCGATCCGCTACGACGGAGATGTGCCGCAGGTGGAGAGTGACGAGTATGCAGTCATTGAAAACCGGGGCGCAGCGACTGTCAACCTGGCAGGATGGAGGTTGAACGCGGGGGAGCCTGACCAGAATTTCACGTTCCCGTCGTTTGAGTTGCTCCCGGGGCAGAGCTGCCGAGTGTACACGAATGAGTTTCACCCGGAGAGCTGTGGGTTCTCATTTGGCCGAGGTGATGCTATCTGGCGGAATAGCAACGATTGCGGCTATCTGTACGATGCGACGGGAGTCGAGGTGTCGAGGTTCTGTTGGAACTAGGAGGGCATTGAATGCGAAAGAGCCTGGCGGTGTTGGTGGCTGGTGCATCGTTTTTGCTGCTCAGACTGTGGGGCGTAGCTGGGCCTGCCGGGGCCGAGATCATCGGACGAACGTTCCTGCCGATCATCCTCGATGTGCAGGGTGTGATGCAGTCGACAGCAACGGCTACGCAGGTGATGGGTGCCACGTCGACGCCATCAAGCACACCGACGCTAATGCCATCGGCGACGGCGACCTTGCAGGCGACGGCGAGCGCGACGGCCGCGAGCACGGCGTCAGCAACGGCTACTGTGACCCCTAGCCCGACGATGACGAAAACGCCGAAACCAACGGCGACAAGTACGGCCACCAAGGCGGCAACGGCGACACCAACGCGGACGCCCAAGCCGACGTCCACAACCAAGCCCACAAGGACACCAAAGCCGACGGCCACGGCAACTCGGGCGGGGAACTGCCACCCATCTTACCCAGACCACTGCATCCCGCCGCCACCACCCGACCTAAACTGCGACGACATCCCTTGGACGAATTTCACGGTGCTGCCGCCGGACCCGCATAACTTTGACGGCAACCATGATGGGGTAGGGTGCGAGGAGGATTAGTGCCACGCTACTATCATGTTTCACGGCTGCCTGGCCAACTCCAACCTGAGCGTGTGATGACCGCCGAGCACTGGTCTCCCATAAAGGATGGCGGAACTGAGCTCTTAGCCGCTCTCCTGCCTTCTGGCCTGGGGCAACATGGACTCACCTACGTGGGGACCTTAAGAGGAAAGCTCTCTGAGGACACCAGCGGGATGATCGAGATGGTCGCGGAGTTTGTTCGCCAGAGTCATTTCCCACACCGACCATCACGCTTGGCTTCGTGTTTTGCATGGAGGACTTTGAAAGAGGCTCGCAAATTTGCCGTAGATTACCCATTATCGGTCAATGAGGATGAGCCGTTACCGAGCCCTGAGATATGGGTCGTTCAAAGTACTGAGAGAGGATTTGAAGCAGATATGACCTGGCTCAATCTGGGCCAAATGTGGGGTCATACCTTGGTGCATCTGCATAATTACTGGAGTGGGAAACTGAGCGATGAACCATGTATTGAGGTTGTGCTTCCTTTGCCGGTTAAGGTGTTGAAACGAATCAGGCACTAGGAAGAGAATGTTGGCACGCCAACAAAGGGGGCGCCAGTGAAACAGTGCTAGGTGCTACTTAACCGCATGTGGGGGGTAGGTGTTGAAGTGGCCACAGGGCTGGCGGTGATCTATTCGTCTGCATTGCAAAGAAGGGTGTAGTGAGTCTATAATGCTGAGTATGAAACAAGTGTGCGAGTCAGGGAATGACTTGCACCACTCGTCACCTGTGAGGTGAATGTTATGGATATGACTGGGGGTAATTTCATAGGCGGGGTTGCAGAATCCGAAAGGAAGTTTAAGGAGCTGCTTCTTTATGTGACAGAACAATCCGAAGGAGATTCAAGCTTTGGGGCGACGAAGGCCAACAAGCTGTTGTTTTTCGCTGATTTCCAAGCTTACCTTTATCTCGGACACTCAATTACAGGGAGACTCTATGAACGAATGAACCACGGCCCGGTGCCGGTTGACATTTACTCAACGCGCACGGAGATGCAGCAGGAGGAAGAGTTGCTCATCTTCGACCGAGACTACTACGGGAACCGGCAAACTCGATTTGTTGCCCGTAGGCAGCCTGATTTATCGTTGTTTTCGGCCGAGGAAATCTCGCTGGTAGATCGGTTGATTCGGCAAAACTGGGGCAGAAGCGCAAAAGAAATTAGCGATGAGTCGCATCGATTTGCCGGCTGGGCGCTCGCGCGTGACAGAGAGGTAATACCTTACGAAGTCGCGCTGGTGAGCTTCAGGGAACTGACCCCAGCGGAGATAGAGTACGGACGTTCATTGATCCCTTTGCTGGAGCGGGGAGTGCTCCAGTAGAGGTGAGGGATGCATAGGAGTTCTAGATGTATCGTGAGGCAAACTTTGGTGATGTAGCGTTCATATGTGAGATACGGTTTGAACGGGAACTCGAACAACTCATCGGAGAAATGCCGCGAGTTGACGAGTTCATCCGGGCGCTCGAGTGGATTATCGTACGAAAGCGTAATGCGGGGAGGCTGGTGACGGATGAGCCGTATCTGATCTATGGACTAGTCAGCGCGCTTCCGGGATACCCAGACGTGGTTGTGTACTACCGCGTCGAGGATGAATATGTCAGTTTCCTAACAATGCATGTGATCGGGGAAGCAGACTAACGGAAACGCCCCAAGCGGGGGAGCACTTGGGGCGTCGGGCGGATAGGCGAACGGCGGGATGCATATTCGTTCTATCTCACCTATATAATACGCGATTTTGGGGCTTTTGCAAGCTTCAAATTGCTGTTGGCGCGCAAACGAAAGAGGCCTCTAGAGTGACTGGAGGCCTCTTTTCGCTTGTAGTGCCACTGGCGACAAGACTAAGGGAGCGATTAGGAACGTTGGGAATTGGTCTCTTCCTGGAGTATTTCGGTCAGGGTCTCGGTGAAACCTAAATCGAAGGCCAGGTCATCGGGGGAGCTGCGGCCGGTTCCTCTGGCCTTGGCGGCTTCGTACAGTTTGGCGAGGGCTTCGTTCGTGAGGTTTTATTGGCCGCCTACCAGGACTGTGTTGCGGCCGAGGGCACGTAGCAGGTCGGCGCGGAGTTTTCGAGCTTCGCGGCGGCGGTCGAGCCAGTGGTTTAGGAGGGTGGTGACGGCGGTGATGCTGAGGGCGGTGATGAGGCTGATGGCACCGCCGACGAGGACGAGTTGGACTTCTTCGGTCACTTGGGCCTCCTGAGACAAAGAAACCACCTTGAAGACCGGTCTTCAAGGTGGAAAGGGACTATTGCCGAATCGGGCCTACCCCGAGCGGACCGCCACACGCAGCCCTTTCGACTTCCCCGGCCGGGCGGGCCCTTGGCCCAGCGAATCGCACTTCAGCAACTCTCCCAACCGCAAGTAGCAGTATAACATGAAAAGCCCTGCGCGCGCAGGGCTTTTTCGTTGGTGAGTCGTGGCTGGCTAATCTGTTTCCCGGCCGCTGCCGGCGAGAAGGTAGCGGCCACACAGGGCTTCGTCGCCGAGGAGGTCGACGCTGAAGGGAAGGTTAGCGCCGGCGTCGACGCGGTCTTGATCGGTGAAGTCGAAGCGGACGGTGGTGGGGTTGAGGTCGTCGCCGAAGCACATGACGATGAATTTGGTTAAGTCGAGAGCGGCGGCGTTGTTGTTGAGGGAGAGGCCGACGACATTGCCCCCGACGAGGTTGTGCTCGAGGATTTCGAGGTCACGGCGGGCGAAGATGAAGCCGGGATCATCTTCGTAGGTGAAGACGTACTCGATGGTTGCGTCGTCGAGGGGAGTGTCACCGAAGAGGAGGCGGCCGATGGCTAAGCCGCCGGGGGGAACGTAGCTAGGGACGATGTCGTCACCGGAGCCAGTTCCGAGAATGGTTCCGTCAGCGCCGCGGGCAGTGGCGGAGAAGTCGATATCGTAGATGGAGGCGTCCGTGTTGTTGCGGATGACGACGGGGACGACGCCGAAGTTGCTGGGTGGGCCGGCGAGAGCGGCAGTTACGCCGGGTTCGCCCTGAGGAATGTCGGTGAGGCTCATGTTGGCACCACTGATGTAGAGGGTTTGATCAGTGGGTGGCGCGGCAGGCGGCTCGGTGAGGGTGGGTTCGGTCGTGGGGGCAGGCTCAGTTTCTTCGGGCGGCTCAGTCGGATCGGGAAGGGGCGTGTTGGCGGTTTCTTCGAGCGGTTCTGCGGTGGCGGAGACCTGCTCGGCGACTCCGGCGGTGGGTTCGTTGGTGGGGCGGCTGTTGTTATCGGGGCTGGGGATAAGGAAGAAGATGATGCCGCAGGCGGTGCAGGCGAAGACTGTTATGAGCGCGCTGAGGATGAGCAATGTGCGGCGGTTGTTGGATTTGGGCTTGGGGGTGAGCGACGGCTGATCTAGCGGCTCTTGGTCAGACATTGGGGGCCTCCTGGTTGGGTTGTGGGCGGATGGGGATCCGCAAGTTGAAGAACGGCCGCTGGAACGGCGGCCGGGAGAGACGGTTATTTGGCCGAATTGTCGGGAGCGTTGTCGTCACGGGCCGGGAGCAGGTCGTTGGCGTCGAGTAAGCCTTGTAGCGCCAGGTAGGTGCCACGAGGATCGCGGCGGTAGGCGGCGGCGAGGACGTCGAGCAGTGCAGCTGGAGATGGGTCGCCTAAGTACCGGCCTGGCGTCGTGACTGTAAAACCCAGCTTACCCGACAGTTTCTGCAACTCTGGCAGAGTGTCTTCGTGAATCCGTACCTTGTAGGCATAGCTGTATTTTCGTGGCATTGCGCTGCTCCTAGAGAACAGGATAGCACAGACGGTACATACACGTCAATACCCTATTGACAAGTAGGTACATACGAGTATAATTGTAGGTACATAGCAGAGAGCCGCCGGGGTGGCCTAGGAACCTGACCGGCGGCTCGGAAACCAACTCCCGAAGGAGATGATCATGCCCATTCTAACCAATTCCCCCTCCCCCAACAAGGTCACGACGTTGTACGTGCCGCGGCCCTACCTGGGCACGCGCGAGATCGTCTGGGGCTTCTGGCTCACGGTCGACGGCTGCAGCCACTACGCGGACTGGGCCATGCCGACCGATCAGGTGGTTGAGGTTTCTCGCCAGTTGTGGGTAGCCGAACGCAAGACGGCCGCCTACCAGTACTACATGCCCTACAGCGATACTCTGGCGCTGCGGCTGGCCGAGGGGGCGTAGCCATGCTTCCCAACACCAAGGACGTAATCGAAGTTCGGTCGACGTGGCAGCGCATCGCTAACTCGCCCTGGGCGGGATTCGAGATGCGCTACACGGCGAAGCTGGCCGACGGCCGGATCGCGGCGCTGGACGGCGGGGAGTTGCTCTCGTTGCTGGCGGCGCTGCGGGCGGCCGGGGCGCGGATGGTTCATTCGGTCGAGGGCTGGAGCCGGGTGTGCCGAGTGTCGAGTGACGAGCTACGAGCGACGAGTGAAGAGAGAGCGCCCCGGCCGGCGACGGTCGAGGAGGCGGTCGCGCAGATGGTGGCGCGGGGGAAGGCCTCCATGCCGAAGCTGGCCGGGCGGCTGGAGTCGGCCGCGCGGCTGGTGCTCGACGGCCGGGTTGCTCTCGACGGTGAGGCGGCCCACGTCGGCCCCTACACCATCGCGGCTGACACCTGCACGTGCGCGGACTTCCGACATCGGGGCGGCTGGTGCAAGCACCGGCTGGCGGTGCGGATGGCGCGCCACCTGGTGGCCAACGGGTTTGAGTTGCCCGTGGCGGTGGAGGAGCCGCGGCCGATCGTAACCCCAGCCAACCGCCGTCTCATCGAGAGCGGCGCGGTCATCGACGCGGCGCAGCGGGCGCAGGCGGGGTATGCCCGGAGCGGGGAGGCGGCGCGGCAGTGGGCGCTGACGGCGATGAGCCGGGGCGAGCGGTTGCTGCCGGCGGAGATCGCGCGGCGGGCGGGGATCGCGCCGCGGGGAGGGGAGTGATGGCCAGATTCCCGATGCCGGGCGTGGACTATCGGCACCCGCTGACGCTGCCGAAGATGCACTTGAAGGCGCATGGGGTGTGGCGGGAGGCTTACCGGCGCGGGCTGGTGAGCGAGGCGGAGTGGCAGTGGTACGAGCAGCTTGTCGACACGCATCCCTTCTCCTGGAAGGGGTGGTTGAGGCACGGGCCGCGGCGGGCGCGGCCAAATAATGGAGGCAAATGATGAACGCTGAGACGACGATGGTGACGCTGGCGCAGGTGCGGGGGGCATTTATGTTGGCCCAGATGCAGGCCAGGGCGAGGGCGGAGGATGACGCCGAGGGCGCGGCTTGCGTGTGGGCGATTGAGGCCGCGGCGGTAGACGTGATGCGGATCCTGGACCCGGACGCGGACGGCGACGGCCAGGAGACCAAGACGGAGTCGCGGGACGAGGGGGCGATGTGCCCGGCCTGCGGTCAGACCTTGGCGGAGATTCGGCGCACCCGGTTCGCGTGCCCGAAGTGCTACGAGGCCTTTGGCGACGCGGCCGTGGACGCGGCGGTGTTGCCGTTTTAGGGGAGGCGAGGCATGAACCCGATGACATTTGAGAAGATCGTATGGATGGCGCTGCTGCTGTTCGTGGTGGCAGTGTGCCTGTGGTTTCAGTTTCGGCCGAGCGGGCCGAGGGATGGGAAGCGATGAGCGCGTTCAGTCTGTTCGGGGGGCGGTTCGACCGGGATGCGGCCGACTGCGCCTGGTCGGAGCGGGATGAGCCGGAGGGGCCGCGGTGCCCTTATTGCGGGCGCGTGGTCGACGTGATGAGCGACGGCCGGCTGGTTTGCCCGCAGTGTGAGGTGTGGTGGGGCGATGAGGACGAGTTGGAGATTGAGCGCGAGGCGGTCGATGACGAGCCGCCGGAGGTGGAGTGATGAACCAAGATACGTTGGAGCAGGTGGCGAAGATGCTGCGCTCGCAGATGAAGGGGGCGGGGCATCTGTGGTGGATCGGGGGATTCGTCTATGGGCAGACGTCGAACGGCGACGTGTTCGTGATCCTCTATCCGGCGGCCGACCATCTGAAGGAGAAGGTGGTGCGGGTCTATGACCGCGACCTGAAGAAGCTGCCGGCTTTCATCCCGGTGGACGGGGTGGACGCGGGGGACACGGAGGCGAATCCGTCGAAGGAGCAGGCCAGGCGGAAGGGCATCTACCACGAGTGTCCGGCATTTGAGATTTGCACGTTCGATGGCAAGGACACTCAGATGGGCAAGGAGCGCCGCTTTGGGGAGGTGTTGCGGCTGTCGAAGGCGGCGCGGGAAGCACTGGGGGGACAGGCGGGCCAGCGGCCGGCGGCTCCGGCGCAGACACAGCAGCAATGGCCGGCCCAGGGCCAGGCCCTGCAACGGCCACCACAACCACCGCTCGACGAGGCCAGGCCGGCGCCGGCGGTGGAGAAGCTATCGTTGCCGGACTATCAGGCGCTGGCGTTGGCGGCGAAGACGGAGCCGGAGTTCGATTACGCGGCCTACATGGTGCTCAGGAACGGGTTGTACACGGCCGTGTCGCGGATCACGGCGGTGCGGCAGGCGATTGTAATCGGCTGGAAGCCGGGGGAGCGGTCGAACGCGGCAATGTTGAACGCGTTGCAGGTCTACCGCGACAAGCGGGCGGAGGCCGAAGGGCGCGGTGAAGACGAGAAGGCGGCCAAGCAATTTGCACGGCATGAGGCCATGAGCGCCTACAACGAGGCGATCAAAGGAGGTGGAAAGTGAAGGAGTATGGGTTCAGCTTGGAGGAGGTTCGAGGGGCTTTCCAAATGCTGGAGGCGCACGTGGCGAGGCAGGGCGTCGACGCGGATTGCCTGTGGGCGATTCACCATGCGGCCGAGGATACGATCCGAAATCTGGCTGGGGAGTTGGCGCTGGAGGGCGACGGGCCGGATAGGGATAAGGACGATCTGAGGCGGGCGGCGCTGGCGGCGCGGACGGTTGAGGCCTTCGATGCGGCCGTGCTCCTGGTGGCGACGTTCGATGATCGGCCGCAGGTCGAGCAGGCTCGGAATGAGATCGACCCGGCGTGGCGGCCGTCGCCGGCGGGCAATGAGGCCATGCTGGCGGCGCTGGAGACCTACGCTGAGAAGCGGGCCGGGGCGCTCGGCCGGGGGGCGGCGCGGTCGGAGGCGCAGACGTTCGCGCGGATGGAGGCGCGGCGGGTCTATCAAAGGGCGACCAAAGGGTAGCCCTTGATCGGCATAGCTCGCATGTTCTAGAATGCGTTTAAATGGAGTAGCCAATGACAACCTACGGAACTGCTGAATACTGGAAGGAACGCTACGAGGATGAGCGTGACCGCAACCGTGCTGAAGCCGACCGCGAATTTGAGCGGAGCGAGCGCACGCGCAAAGAGCACGCCCGGCAGCGCGAACAGGAATGGCAAGAGCAGCGACGCACGGCGTCCGACTGGCCGGGCGCGCTGCTGGCGCAAAAGTCGCTCATGGAAGAAGAGCAGGCCAACATCGACCGGGAACTCGCCGGGTGGGAAGGGCCGCCGGAAACGCACTTTGGCGAAGGGGCGAAGGCTTGCTACCGCGCCTGGCACATCTGGGCCGAGGAGCAGGCCGCGCAGGCCGAAGCCGACGCCCTCCTGCAAGTGAAAATCAAGGAACTGGAACAGCAGCGGCGCGAATTGCGCCGCGCCATCGCCTACAGCACGGCCGACCGTTTGGAGGCCGAAGCTCCTGACAACAACGACTGGCGTCTCATCGCCGACGCACTCCGCACCGTCAACGAAACTGAGCGCGACTTATCCGACTGGCTGCACTGGTAAGTTTGGTAAAGACGTGGGGGTATGACAGGTCGGCCGCAAGGCCGGCTTTTTTTGTTGTTAAGGATAGTCGAACAGGTGGTCTATAGGTATTGTTTCATTATGAAACATAGTTTACACTGGATTTATGAGCAACTATTGGGTGCGGGCGTTGGCGGTCTATGCTCTGGCCGTGGCGTTGACGCAGAAGGAGGGGCCGGGGGGCGTCTTCGAGAGGGGGCGCTCGTGGGCCACAGCGAGGTTTGGAGAAGAGAGCAGCTTGGCGGCCGGGGTGCGGTGTCCGGTGTGCGCGTCGTTCTGGTTGGCGTGGGTGGTGCCGCTGCTGCCGGCCAGGGTGGTGGAGGCGTTGGCGCTGGCCGGGGTGGTGGTGGTCGTGGAGCGGCTGGCGCAGGGGCAGAAGCTGGAGATCGCGCTGTGAGCACAACGGACGTTGTGGGCGATGTGACGACGGCCAGTAGCGGGATTGAGCCGGGGACGTACTCGCTGGAGGTGGCCGAGGCGCTGGGTGTCTATGACCCGTTGAGCGGGCACGTGGTCGGCCGGGAGGGGTACGTGATCTTCAAGGCGTGCAGCGGGCAATGCGGCTGCAATAAGGGGGAGCAGACGTGCGTGGTGTTTGTGAGGGCAAAGGGTCATGACTGAGATGATAGTTGTGAGTGACTCAGCGAGATTGCATTCCCCGCGGCCGGGCCGCCGGGCGCTGGACGTGCTGACGTTCGTGGTCAAGTTCAAGACAGATCACTGCGGCGACTCGCCATCGCTGGAGGAGATCGCGGCCGGAGTAGGGGTGGCATCGAAGTCTACGGTGCTGGTGCATCTGGCGGCGCTGGAGCGGCACGGGCTGATCACGCGGGCAGGGGCGCGGGACGCGCGGCGCATTGGAATACCGGGCGCGACATGGACGCCACCGCAGACGCAATTAGAGAGAAAAGATGGGGGAAAGATGGGGGAAAGGTGGGGTGTTTTTGAGGGAGTCGGAACGTGATCCACAACATCGTTGCCGACCTGCTGCCGCTGGCGACGCCGGTGGCAGACCTGCACCTCGACCCGGCCAACGCGCGGATGGGCCACGCTGTTGAGCGCATCGCGGCCAGCTTGGCGCAGTACGGCCAACGCAAACCCATTGTGGTCAACCGTTCGGAGGGGAACAAGGTGGAGGCCGGCAACGGGCTGTTCCAAGCGGCGCAGCGCCTGGGCTGGACGCACGTGGCGGCCGTGTTCGTGGAGGACGACCCGACCACCGCGGTTGCGTTCGGGATTGCCGATAACAGACTGGCAGAGCTGTCGTCGTGGGATTACGAGACGCTGCAGGCGCTCGTCGAGAGTATTGACCCTGACCTTGGCTTAGAGACGGGTTTCGCCGACGGAGAGTTGGAGGAGCTGCTGCGGGCGGCGGGCGTGGAGTCGGCCGCGAATGGGCCGGGCGAGCCGGGCGACGCGGAACCGCAGTTCAGCCGGGCGGAGGAGCTGGCGGCCGAGTGGGGTGTGGTGTCAGGGCAACTATGGAAGCTACCGAGCCGGGTGGAGGGGCAGTACCACCTGCTGGCCTGCGGCGACTGCACGGACGCGGCCGTGGTGCAGCGGCTCATGCAGGGGCAGAGGACGACGCTCTTTGCCACAGATCCCCCCTACCTGGTGGACTACGATGGCACCAACCATCCGCAGGCGTGGAACGCGCCGGAGAAGAAGAAGCGGGTGATGAACAAGGATTGGTCATCCACCTATAAAGACTGGGACGCCTCGGCCCAAGGTGAGGAGTTATATGAACGCTTCATCGCCACGGCCGTCGAACACGCCGTCGCCGAGAACGCGGCATGGTATTGCTGGCACGCCTCTCGCCGGCAGGCCATGCTCGAAGCGGTGTGGGAACGGCATGGCGCATTCGTGCATCAACAACTGATCTGGGCTAAAGACCGGCCGGTGTTGACCAGGTCGTGGTACATGTGGCAGCACGAGCCGTGCTTCTTCGGCTGGGTGAAGGGGAAGAAGCCGCGTCGGGTCGTCGATGAGTGGATCGGGACGGTGTGGGAGTTCCCGACACAGGCGGCTTTCGAGGCGACAGACCACCCCACGTCGAAGCCGCTTCCGCTATTCGAGATTCCCATCCGGCAGCATACGGAGCCGGGGGAACTGTGCTATGAGCCGTTCTCCGGCAGCGGGTCGCAGATATTGGCGGCCGAGAATTTGGGGCGGCAGTGCCGGGCAGTGGAGATCGCGCCGCCGTTCGTGGCGGTAGCATTAGACAGGTATCTAAGGGCTTTTGAGATTCGGGGGGAGGTTGTGGAAGGATGACGGCCGGACGAGAAAGAGCGGCTGGAGTACAGGCCGCTCGATGGTGGGAGCTAACTTTGGGGTTAGCCCTCGTTATCGGGAATAGCGACGTAGCGGCGGAGTTCGTTGCTCCAGGCCATGTTGCCGCTGACGCACTGGGCGATCCAGTCGGTGGTGAGGTTGTTGTCGTCGGCCTCGTCGGGTTCGTGGTCGTCGACGCGCTCCAGCAAGTCGTCGATGTTGAGGTCGCGGCTGAGGAAGCCGTGGTCGCGGCCGGCATAAATTCTCAGGTGATCAACGATGTAGGCTTCGGCGTTGCTGTCGCCGGTTTCGCGGACATAGTTGTCCAGGAGGCGGATGGCCTCGTTCAGGTGTTCTTGCGCTTCGTAGAGCAGGTCTTTCAGATCGTTGTTGGTCATGGCTGGTTACTTCCTTTAGCGCGCGGCCTCGTCAAGGGCGATGTCGATCAGGTCGTTGAAGACCTCGTCGTTGGTCAGGCTCGCGCCGGTTTCGCAAATCGTGTCGTAGGCAGCTTTGGCATCCTCGGTGTGAAAGTCGACGCCGATCTCGTCCACATCGGCGTGGTTGGTGAGAATCTCGGCCACCAGTTGGGCGAGGGTCGCTGGGCTAAGGTGCTTGAGCGTGTTGTCGGTCATGGTTGGTTAGTCCTCGTTGTTCATGAATTTACGAACTTCGGTCAGTTGTTCCTCGACGTGGGCAAGGTCGCCAACGCAGCGCCAGTCGCGGCGGCCGGTGGCGTTGAAGTCGCGGCTGTGGGCGTTCAGGTCACGCTGGATGCGGTCGAGCAGGCGTTGGATGTCCTTGCGGTGCTCTTCGTAGCGTTCGGCGGCGGTGGTCGTGGGGGTCATGGTCGTTTAGGTCTCCTCGTATTGATGTCTGTCTATCAGAATCTGATGGACATGATACTCGGCGGGGCGACAAAGCCAAGGCTCAGTTTGGTGTCTTTTCAATGTCTTTCGATGAATCATGAACGACGTTGAGCGGCTGGTTCAGGCCGAGATCGACCGGCTGAAGGGGCCGGGGTTCGCCAAATCCAGGCGGGCGCGGCAGATGCGCGGGGCGACGATCCGGGCGCTGGCCGAGGCGACGGTGGCGAATAAGCCGTGGACGGGGCCGGAGGGGGTGCTGGGGCCGAAGCGGCCGTCGACCATTGTTAGTGAAAATAATTTCTACGATGGTGCGCAGTGGTATCAGCACCCGCTGGTGCGTGAGGTCATCGAGCGGGTGACCGAGCTATACAGGCAGCGGGATGCGGCGGAGAAGGAAGAGGCGCGGCAAAGAAACAGGATATGGGTGGAACAAAGGGAGCTGGAGGCGGCCGCGGCGCAATTTGATATGGCAGGGAAGCTGTTGTCTCTGTCCCATGTGAAGGGGAAGACGACGCGGAAGGGGAAGAAAGGAGAGGAGACGGTCATCGTCAATCCGGCGAACGCGCCGGTCTTTAATGCGGCGGCGAAGCTGAACGAGGGGGCGAGTATTCTGGCGCGGCGGGCGCTGGGGCTGCCGGTGGAGGTGAGGCGCAGCGAGTTGACGGGGGCCGAGGGCGGGCCGGTGAGAACGGAGGAGGTTGGACGGGTTCATGGTGGCACAGAGCACGTGGCGGCCGTCATCCGAGTCCTGGCTGAAGCTGGCGCAGTCGAATTACGACCAGCTGAGCCGGGCGGTGACGCCGCGGATGACGAAGTACATCCCGCATAGGCCGACGCCGAAGCAGCAGGCGTTTTTGCTCCTCGACTGCCTAGAGGCGCTGTATGGCGGCGCGGCCGGTGGCGGGAAGAGCGACGCGCTGCTGATGGGGGCGCTCCAGTATGTGGACGTGGCGGGTTACGCGGCGCTGATTCTGCGGCGCACCTACGCTGACTTGGCGCTGCCCGGTGCGATCATGGATCGGTCGCACACGTGGCTCCAGGGAACGGACGCGCATTGGGATGACCGCGAGAAGACGTGGACGTTCCCGGCCGGGGCGACGCTGACGTTTGGCTATCTCCAGAACGAGCGGGACAAGTATCGCTATCAGTCGTCGGAGTTTCAGTTCATCGCCTTCGACGAGCTGACTCAGTTTCTACAGAGCCAGTACACGTATCTCTTCTCCCGGCTGCGGCGCGGAGAGGGGGTGGACGTGCCGCTGCGGATGCGGGCGGCCAGCAATCCGGGCGGGGTGGGTCACGGCTGGGTTTATGACCGATTCATGCCCGATCTGACGCCGGAGGCCATCGAGCACCGGCGGAAGACCGGCCGCATCTTCATCCCGGCGAAGTTGGCCGACAATCCACACATTGACCGTACAGCCTATCGGGAATCTCTGACCGAACTGGACGACGTGGAGCGGCGGCAGTTGGAGGAGGGCCTGTGGGTGACCGACCCGGCCGGGAAGCCGTTTCTGCATGACTGGTGGCGAGGGGCGAATCGGTTTGACCCAGCGGCCGATCGGGCGCTGCTGCATGGGGTTGTTGGGCGGTGGCATAGCTGGGACACGGCGACGAAGGACGGGGAGCACAATGCGTTTACGGCGTTGGTGCAGGGGGAGTTGACGGCCGACTATCGGCTGCTGATCACGTTGGCCTGGCGAGATAAGTTGACCGTGCCGTTCCTAGCCGGGAAGGTGCGGGAGAGAGCCGAGGCTGGCAACCGTGATGGCAAGCTGGAGGCGATCATCATCGAGGACAAGGATAGCGGAACGGGCCTCACACAGACCTTGAGCTTAGGCGATGATTGGCTGGCGCGTAAATTGGTGGCCTTCAAGCCGGCGAACTATGGTGACAAGGCACAGCGGGCGCAGCAGGCGGCGTTGTGGTGCAAGCGCGGGTGCGTGCTGCTGCCGGAGCCGTCACCCGAAGCGCCGTGGTTGTACCAGTATGAGAAGGAGTTGTTTGGCTTCCCAGATGTGGAGTTCAAGGACTGGACGGATGCGACCAGCCAGTTGGTTATCTTCCTGGAACATTACTTGGCGGCCGGATGGCGGGCGCGAGGAGGTGGTGAGTGATCATTGAGAATGGGGCAGGTTGGCGAGGGCGAGTGTGGGGGTTCTTTGGACGGCAGTTGTCGCGGTATGGGGGGCTGGCGGAGGCTTCGGCAGCCCCCTGGCCGGCGGTGACGGAGTCAAGCACGCGGCCGTTGTCGGATTATGCGGCGCGGTGGGCTTATGCGCAGAACAAGGGGCTGTACCGGCTGCTGCATGAGTGGGGGTTGGTGGCGCAGGCGGTGGCGACGGCGCGGAACCCGGTGCCGGCGGTGGTCGATTTCTACGTGGCGAATGTGCTGAACGGTGAGTTGGCCATTGAGCCGGAGCAGCGAGCGACGGCCGGCGGGGAGGAGACGACGGCGGCGGAGAACGAGGGATTGGCGACAGCCGTGGAGAGGGTGTGGGAGTGGTCGAACTTTGTGATGCTGAAGCAGGAGCTGGTGCGGGCGGCGGCCGTCTATGGGGATGTGCTCATTAAGGTGGCTGAGCGGACGACCCTCCCCCAACCCCTCCCCGAGGGAGGGGGGACGGTGACGAGTGTGTACCTGCAACTGCTGCCGATTCAGCACGTGAGATACTGCCGGGCCGATGAGCGGGGGATCGTGCAGGAGTTGCGGATCGACACGCCGCGGCTGGTGTCGTTGTTCGGCACGGACGAGCGGGAGCACACGCTGGTGGAGATCTGGCGGAAGGCCTGGGACGGCGGCGAGGGGGGCGCTCGCTTCTTTGAGACCGAGGGGCGGGGCTACGTGGCGGACAAGGAGTTGCCAGAGGCTGTTGGCGCGCAAACGTTCGGGGAGTTGGGCTATGATTTTATTCCAGTCGTCTGGGCGCGGTGCGAGACGCCGTGGTGGGACGCGACGGATCAGATTGACTATTACAATCTGCTGGCGGATAAGAGTCGGCGGCTGAATGTGGCGTTGGGGGTGGTTCGGTCCAACGCGGTGGATGGCGATGGGCGGCCGATGCCGCCACCGGGGCTGCCGGCGCCGGCGATGGATGGGCCGCGGCTGCAAGCGACGTATCATGAGGTGGGGAATGAGGCAGCGGCGGTTATACGGTTGCCGGGCCGGGCGGAGTTCGAGTGGTCGAGCGGGCCGATCGACTTCGCGGCTTTGCAGCGGGACATGGAGGCGGTGTGGGAGGGGGTGGTGGCGGCGCTGCCGGAGTATCGGGCGGCGACGCTGGACGCCTCGTCGCAGATCGCGGCCGAGACGCTGGAGTTGCTGCTAAAGTCGGCCGGGCAGCGGGTGCTCGACGTGCGCGAGGCGTTGGAGCGGGCGCTGGTGAGGGCGCACCAGATGGCGCTGACGTTGGGGCAGAAGGCGGAGTTGGACGGGTTCGCGGCGGCCGACATTGGGACTTATGAGACGGGCGACTTTGGGCACGTGTTCGCGGAGAGGGACGTGTTCGAGCCGACGCTGGCGGCGAAGACGGCGGCGCTGAAGGAGTTGGTGGCGGCGCAAGTGCCGGTCAAGCTAGCGCTGGAGGTGGCGCAGTTTGGGCAGGCGGTGGTGGAGGCCTACGACGCGGCGGCGGCCGAGCAGGCGCTGCGGGAGCGGACGACGCTGGCGAGCGCGTTGGTGAGGGCGCGGGCGGAGGTGGATAGTGGGGCGGGGGATAATGGGGTAACGAGGGTGTAATGCCGTCTCTACACGTTGCAGCTAACGAGCAGGTCTTTGATGAGTTGTGTGCAGAGGACGGGGCATGGTTGATGTTGGCGGCCGAGGTATTGCAGAAACTCAAGAAGGGTTACTATGGGCCGAAGGCGATGGTCGACGTGCTGGGGCAGAACTATATGTCGCCATCGCTGGCCGAGGCGTATGCGTTTGCACAGTTGTGGCACATGCTATGGGCCGGTGAGGTGGCAATGGTGAGGCTGGCGATTGGTCAGGAGCCTTTGGCGGACATGGATGTGGACGGCAACAACGGCGCGTTGCAGCAGTTGAGTAAGACGTCGGGCGTGCGCTGCTCGGCGCAGTTCTGGGGTGGGTTGGCGGATCAGGATGGCTTTATCCAACTGGAACAACCAGTGCGACTAGGGTTGGTCAACTTCAGCGTCCAGGAAGTGTGGGATGGGTCGGATGGCCTGGAATACCCACTCGAGGTGGGCTATCAGTTATGGTCGAAGACATTACATATGCTGCGGACACATGGGAAGCTCGCCAGATGGCCGTATGGGTCTAAGGATGTGTTTCTGATGATGGTTCCGCGAGAGGTGCATGACCGTTGGCAGGGGTATTTGGCGCTTAGGGTTCTCGGTATTCCTGTAGACGCAAGGGGAGGATGAATTGCCTCCCCTTCCGAGGGGTAGCCAAATTGGCTACCCCCGCGCGGTCAACACAACTGGAGAAGCAGGATGGATAGCAAGAAGTCAATCGTAATAAGTGTGGAGTTCGCCACGGCTGGATGTCTTTCGGATGCACCTCGCGTGAACGTTGTCGTGCAACGAGGAGTAACAAAGGGGGGCGATCTCAAGTTTCAAGAACGGTTCTACACTGTCGGCCAGCATCGGGCGGAGCAACTTGTCGGAGCAATGGCCCGGCGTTCGATCTGGCCCAAGCCCGGATTGAGAGGTGAGTGATGGCGAGTGAAGGGTTTTCGATGAGGGAAGTGCCGGAGCGGGAAGTGATCGAGGCGAGGATGATCGTGGAGGGGCCGACGTACTGGCGCGCGCCGATGGTGATCGCGGTGTTGGCGTGGGGGTTGCTGCTGGTGACGACGTTTCTGGTGGCGTTGGGGGTGGTGGGGCTGTGGAGCGGGGCGCATGTGTTTAGCTCGGCGGTGTTTCTGATCGTGGGGGTGATGGCTGGGGCATTGGGGGCGCAGGCGGGAAGACCCTCTCCCCAACCCTCTCCCAGGGGGAGAGGGGGCGAGACAACCTTTTCCAAGGGGCGAGGGGGTAGGTAGGTGGCCGACGGGATGTCGGCCGTGGCGGTGGCGGCCGAGTTTCGGGAGGAGTTGGCGCGGCTGGATGGGGCGGCCGTGGCGTCAATGGTGGATGCGTGGCAGGGCGTCGACCGGCGGCTGCGGCAGGAGATGGAGCGGTTCGCGGCGCGGTTGGCGGGGCAGGAGTTGACGCCGGGCCAGGTGCTGCGGATGGAGCGGTATCAGGCGTTGCTGGCCCAGGTGGGGCGCGAGTTGGAGAGCCTGGAGGGCGCGGCCGTGGGGACGCTGGAGGCGGGGATGCGGCAGGCGGCCGAGTTGGGCGGGCAGCAGGCGTTGTACTCGTTGGAGGCGTTGGGGGTGGCGGGAACGTTCAACCGACTGCCGGCGGCGGCGGTGGAGAATCTCGTGGCGCTGGCGCGGGCGGGGCGGCCGTTGGCGGCGCTGCTGGAGCCGATGTATGGGCTGGCGGCGGCGGGGATTCTGCGCGAGTTGACGAACGGGCTGGCGCTGGGGCTGGGGCCGCGGGAGATCGCGCGGCGGATGGCGGCCGATGGGCTGTCGGATGGACTGAACCACCTGCTGCTCGTCACGCGAGACCAGTACAACCGGGCGCATCGGCTGGCGGCGCTGGAGTCGTATCGGCGCAGCGGGGTTGTGACGGGGTACGTGCGGCGGTGCGCGCGGCAGGCGGGGAGGACGTGTGTGGCGTGTGTTGCGCTGGATGGGCAGGAGTACCGGCTGGAGGCGGAGTTTGAGGAGCACCCGCAGGGACGCTGCACACTGATTCCGCTGGTGCGCGGGGTCAACTACGATGGGCTAGGCAGCGGCCGGGCGTGGTTTGAGGCATTGAGCGAGGAGGAGCAGATCGAGACGATGGGGCGTGGGCGGTGGGAGGCGTGGCGGGACGGCCGCATGGGGTGGGGAGAGATGGTGCGACGGTCGACGCATCCGGTGTGGGGGACGAGTGTGACGCCGGCGCGGATAGCCCAGGGCAACGGCGTGGACGTATAATGCCGATATGAACCCGTACTTGACGCACTCCAACCCTCGGACTCAAGAGTTGCTGAACCAGGTCGTGCAACTTCCCGACGATGATGCTCGGATCGCGTGGATGACAGCCCTTTCGGAGGACGACCGCGCTCTGATGAGGGCGTGGGCGAAAGACTGTGAAGAGCGATTGCTGGCCGCGTGGCATACCATATCGCAGGCTCTTGAGCTAGCTCAGAAAACTCTACTCGACTGGGCTAAGGCGAACCAAGAGTTGTTCGCTGCGTTCGCGGACAAAGATAGAAACACATGACGCAGAGCGGTGACCGGGAGCGGCAGTTTTGGATCACGGTGAGGCAGGCGTTGCTGCTGATGGTGGCGGCGATTGAGAACCGCTATCAGTTGGAGAGCGCGGTGATCACGAATGCACAGCGGAAGTTGCTGCACCAGCACGGCGTTGGCCTGCGGCGAGGCCAGGACGACAAGGCCGCTAGTCGATATGCTACCAATGACGACTAACTGAGATATCTAGAGATATAGGGACATTACTGTCCACACGGCATGGAGCCGAATTTTGTCTCTAGATATAGAACGATTATATGTGATTCTGGGGTGTAATCAATCGGTCGTTGGCAAAGAGCTTCAAGGCTGAGGATTGACATAGAACAACAGAGCTAATATACTGTGTTCAACTGAATAGAGTTTTGGCTCTCGCCATACGAGCGGCCGTCATCCATCGGATGACCGGCCGCTTTTTTTATTTCTCCTCACTACGTCGACGGACGGCATAAACGGTTCACGGAGATAGAGATGACAACCGAGACGACGGACAGCGCCCAGGGAGGCGCGCAACCTCAGCAGGAACAGCCAACGGGCCAGGCGGCCGGGGCAAGCCCCACGCCCTCGCCCGCGACGCCGGCCATCCCAGCCGAGTTGCAGCCGGTGGTCAATCAGGTGGTGGCCGAGCGGTTGAAGCGGGCGCGCGAGCAGTGGGACGAGCAGCAGCGAACCAAGGCGAAGACGGAGACGGACGCGGCCGAGGCACAGCGGCTCAAGGACGAGCAGAAGTGGGAAGCGTTGGCGCGCAAACACGAGACCAGGGTGGGCGAGTTGGATGGCCAGCTCAAGACGACGCAGGGCGAGTTGGAGCGGGCCACGTCGTTCATCACGACGATGCTGGACGCGAAGAAGCGCGGGCTGCCGGAGCCGATGCAGAAGCTGCTGGCGGACAGGGGTGTCTTCGAGCAGTTGGAGATCGTGGAGGCGTATTTGGCAGCGCAGCCGGCGGCCGGGCAGCGGGCGGCAACACCGCCGACGCCCCAGGCCCAGGGCGGGCAAACGGATTATGTGAGGCAGGCGATTGAGAGGCAGCAAAAACGCGCGACGGCCGACGACCCGTTCGCGGCGATGATGAAGAGATAAGGGAATCAGGATGGGAGAGGTGAGGTGGTATGCCGACGACGAATAGCTATCGGTTGAGCCGCGCGCAGTGGCTCGTAGATTGGGAGAACTCGCCCAGGGATCTCGGCGCGCAGATCGACTGGGACAGCGTCGACCCGGATCGGGTGGACGCGGCTGGGAAGAAGTATGTGCCCGATGGCACGATCATGGCGAGGATCGCGGCCAGCGGGAAGGTGATCCCGCGGCGGGACGTGGCGCTGGCGGAGGGGAACGCGCAGGGCACGGAGACGGCCGTGGGCATTCTCATCGGGCAGGCGAATGAGAGCGACCGCACGGATGCCCTCACCGGCTATGGGCTGCTGCTCGGTGGGGTGGTCTACGGCAATCTGTTGCCGGACACCGGCCAGGCCGGGCTGGCGACTTGGAAGACGGAACTGGAGACGAACGGGCTGACGTTCGTCTATCTGACGCACACGAACACGGCGGCCGCTTAGGAGGATCATCATGGACTTGGACTTCACTCAGGTGATCAACGATCTCGGCGGCAACCGGGGGTTCTTCGAGATCGCGCGGGCGGCGCGGACGCCGGCGAGCTATCTGTTCAACCGGTTTTTGCCGGAGCAGACGCGGCCGACTTATGACGTGTCGACCGGTTCGATGCGCATCATTCCGACCTTCGCAGGCCTGTCGGGCATGGACGCGCGGTATGCGCAGGTGGGGGCGATGGACGCACGGACGTTCATGGAGCGGACGGCGAAGCTGACGGCGAAGCTGCCGCTCACGGAGAACGCGTTGCGGGAGATTTATGCGTTCAGCCAGGCGATCATCGGGCAGGGCGGCGACGTGCGCGGCTGGTTGAGGGGCGAGGTCGAGGCGCTGTTCAACAACGTGGTGATGCAGGCGCAGTTGGACACGATGGAGTGGCTGCGCGGGCAGGCGTTGAGCGAGGGGGACGGCATCGACTGGCGGTATGACAATGTGACGTTGCGCGTGAACTATGGGATCCCCAGCGGCAACGTGCTGACGGTGCGCACGCTGGCGTCGAACGCGGCGTATGGGGGGAGCGCGTCGGCGTTTTGGGCGGATGTGCAGGCGGCGATGCGGCTGTTGCGCTACCGCGTGACCGCATTTATCGCCCACCCCGACACCATCGACACCATCATTCACAACTCCGTGAACAAGCTGCGCGTCATCGGCCAGGATGCGAATGGCGGGTGGTTCGACGTGCAGCGGTTCACCGGCACGACGGAGCAGCCGAGCGGCGACGCGCGGGACACGCTGCGCCTGTGGAGCTATGGACTGGAGGGGGAGGTCATCAATCCGGCCGCCCCGACGCAGACGATCAAGGTGCCGTTCCTGGCCCCGGGCAAGTTGCTGGCCATCGGCGCGGCCGGCCGAGGCGGCTACGTCGTCGGTATGGGCGCTCAGGAGCAGCCGCTGGACAACCGGCCGATTGGGTACACGCATATCGGCCCCACCGTGGAGGGCGCGAACGTGCCTGGGCGCTGGGGGCGGATGTATGTGCCTCAAGAGAGACCCTGGGAGCTGCATGGCGAGTCGGTGACGAACGGGCTGCCGGTCATCGAAGACCCCAGCAAGGTGGTGATTATGGAGACAGAACTGGCCTAGTAGTGGATCAGTAGGTCAGTGGTCAGTAGGTCAGTGACGGAGGAGAGATGGCTGAGGGGATGCGAGAGGTGATTGAGGCAGCTGCACTGGAAGGCGTGGCGTCGCTTTATCCTGGCGTTCGCAAGGTGACGGTGGACGAGGTGGACAGTGTGGCCTACGTGTTCACCGGCCGCAGCCTCAAGGCCGTCAATGTGAGCGGCGAGGAGTTCGACGCGCTCGTGAAGGCGTTGCCGGCGACGGCTGGGGATGACGTGGCCCAAGGGGCGGCGTCGCCTGACCCGGCCGCGCCGAAGGCCAAGCGCGGCAAGAGCGAGAAGGCGGCCGAGTAGTGGTTGTGGCGTAGTGGTTCTCCTCCTTCCGGGTTCGGGCGGGTCGTGTGTTGAGCTACGGGCGCGACCCGCTCGACCGGGGAAGAACCCTCTCCCTAGCCCTCTCCCGGTGGGAGAGGGGACAAGAGGCAGGTATGACGATTGCGCTATTGAAGCAGCGACGGGAGTTGAACAAGCGGAAGCTGGCGGCGTTGGCATTCCTGGCCAAGCAGGCTGAGGTAGACGAGTGGCCGGAGCGGCTGGAGGCGCTGGCGAAGAAGCCGGAGGCGCTGGGCAACGAGGGCATGATCCGGTCGCTGGTTCAGGAGGTCGTGCAGGTGGTGGCCCTGGAGGGGTCGCTGCCGAAGACGGCAAGACGAGCGACGAGCGACGAGCGACGAGCGACGAGTAAGGAGCCGCGGGCCACGAGTGACGCGGTGGAAGAGGCCGGCGAGACGCCGGCGAGCCAGGCATGACGGCGCTGGAGGACACGCTGGACATTTTGGCGGTGCGGCACGAGGCGGTCGTGGCGGCGTATGAGCTGGCGACGCGGCCGGAGCAGCAGGAGGCCATCGGCCGCGAGGCGCTGGAGCGGCTGGGCATCAATCCGGCGGCGGCGACGCTGGACGGGGCGCAGGTTCCGTCGGTGCGGCTGGCGCTGGACGTGTCTGTCTGGGCATGGGTGGAGACGCAAGCGGCGCTGCTGTTTGACTTCTCGGCCGATGGCGGGAGCTATAAGCGGTCGCAACTGGCGGAGAGCGCGTCGCGGATGCGGCGGCTGGCGGAGGATCGGGCGGCGGCGGCCGGGCTGGTGGGGTTCGGCTGGCCGGCGATAGAGATAGGGTGTTTGAGGTTGGGCTGTGACGGTTTTTAGCGCGGCGGAGTACGCGGCGATGCAGCGGACGCAGGAGTCGTCGATGGATCATGAGGCGACATTCCTGCGGTATGACCCGGTGACGGACTCGTGCAGTGGGCAACTGGTGCATGGGACGGCAGCGGGGGTGCGCGTGCGCTGCGGGCTGAAGCAGGCGGAGCGGGAGCCGGGGAAGATGGAGAACAGCGACGGCGGGGTGGTCAGCCCTTACGTGCTGCGGCTGCCGCGGTGGATGGAGGTGGAGGCGCGGCCGATGAGCCGGTTCGTGGTGGATCGGGCGCACGGGTTGCCGCTGGCGCGGCCGATCACGCTGGAACAGGTGGGTGAGGCGGCCGTGGGGCCAAGTGGCGTGGTTGTGAGGGCGCGGGCGGTATGACGACAGGACGAGCGGACACGAGCCAGGTGAGCGCGGCGCTGAAGCGGCTGGTCGACGCGGCCAGCGGGGAGCAGTTGGCGAAGGCGCTGATGGCGGGCGGGCTGGTGTTCGAGGCGGCGGCGAAGGGCAACATCATCCGCTACGACTTCATCGACACGGGCGCGACGTTGAACAGCACGCAGGCGCGGCCGAGCGGCAGTGACGGCGACTCGGCCGAAGTGCAGGTTGGGCCGACCACTGAGTACGCGATCTACGGCGAGTTGGGCATTGGGCAGTCCCCGAAGCCGTTTATGCGGCAGGCGTTTGACGGTGGAAAGGGGGAGGCGATGGCGGCGGTGGCGGCCGAACTCAAGGGGCGGATGACCTGATGAGCGGAATCGTCGAGCTCGCCTTCCGGCAGGAGGTGGTGGCGCGGTTCCGGTCGGAGTTGGGCGGGCGGGTGTTCGACAATGCGCACCCGGCGGAGGCGGAGTTGCCGCTGGCGATGTACCGGCGGATCAGCGCGCCGCCCCGGCCGCTGGTCTATGGCGGAACGGAGAACTGGCTGCAGGCGAGGATTCAGTTGACGCTGAAGGGCGAAAGCTACAGCGAACTGAAGCGGTTGCAGCAGCGGATCGAGCGGTTCTTCTCGTCGTTTCGCGGGCTGATGGGGCGCGCGGGCGGCGAAGAGTGTTGTCCGGTGGAGGTTCACTTCGTGGAGGTGGTGCCATTACCGGACATGAGAGAGACGAGCAGCCGGGCACGGTTGGCGATCTCGGATTACATCATTCGGTATAGCGAGTAGGACCTTAGGAGGTTAGAGAGAGATGGCACGTGGGATTATTCCGTTGAACACGCCGGCGGCGGCTCGCACTTGCGTGGAGCCGGTGGATCACGCCGCGACGGCGACTGATTTCGATAAGTACCTGAGCAACGGCAACGAGTTCCTGGTGGCGGCCAACGGGGGCGGGTCGTCGGTCAACGTGATCGTGCGCCACCCGGACGAGCCGAACTGCATCGCGTTTACGTGCGCGATCCCGGCCGGCGAAGAACGGATTCTGCCGAAGTTCGGGCCGGAGTGGCGACAGGACGACGGCTACATCTACGTGGACGCCAGCGCGGTCACGTCGCTGACGTACCGGCTGTACAGCTGCGAGGTCATCGGCTAGGGCAGCACGGCCAGGGCGCACGACAGGTAGGCGAGGACTACCAGGAGGTAGGACATGGCAGAGTTGAACGAGTTGTGTGGGCCGCAGGGCCAGAGCGTCGTGAGCGGCAACCAGAAGGTGCTGGTGGTGCGCGAGGTGGGGCAGTGCGGCAGCGGCCGGTGGGAGGCGGTGGGGCACGTGCAGGCGTTCACGCCGCCCAGCCGGACGAAGCGGACGCAGACCTACACGGAGTACGGCACGGATGAGGTGGAGCTGACCATCCGGTCGGGCATCGACGAGGGGGAGCTGAGCGCGACGGTCACGCTGTACAAGAACGACGAGATGATCTTCCAGTTGGAGAAGGACTTCGAGACCGACATCAACTGGAACTACGCTTACGTGATCGGCGGGCGGTATGCGTATCCGTTCGTGGGCTACATCTCCGGCTGGCAGTGGTCGCATGACGTCAACGCGCCGGTGGCGGCGCAGGTGACGTGGGACATCGAGCGGAAGCTGCCGAAGTTCCAGTTCCTGTAAGAGGAATCATCCGCAGATTGGGCAGATTGGGCAGATTTCTCGGAAGAGGGTCGGCCTAGTCGGCGACGGCTGCGGGTTGGAGGGTTATGGACGATTCACGGTATGACGATGAGTTGCCGGCCGAGCCGCGGCCGTTGAAGTTGGCGCAAGTTTTTCAGCGCGCGCGCCTGCGGACGAAGTTCGTCGACCTGGGCCACCTCGACGGCTGGGAGCCGGGCGAGGGGGTTTGGATTCGGGAGCTGACGGCCGGGGAGCGGGCAAAGGCTAGGGCGCAAGCAGGCGAGTATCGCCAGACGGAGAGCGGCGACACGGTGCTCGACCTGAGTAAGCTCGACCCGGAGGGGGATGCGAAGCTGGTGTTTTGGGCGACGCTGGACACGGACGCCGAGGGGCAGCCGATGCTGGACTCGCAGTTGTTCGACGCGCGGAAGCTGCGGGAGATGGGGCACGGGAAGCCGGTCGACGTCATCCAGAACATGGGCAGCGGGTTTGTGGACGCGGTGGTGAAGGAGATTCGAGAGATCAGCGGTCTGACGCCGGACGCCAAAGAGAAGGAAAAAAAAGGCTGACGGCCGATCCGGGGTTGGTGCTCCGATGTGAGATCGCTTACCACTGGCGGCTGACGCTGGCCGAGGTGGATGGCACATTCGGCGGGGGCGAGATCGCGACGTGGGAAGCAGTGCGCGATCTCGCCCCGTTTGGTTTGAGGGGTGAGTGGGTGCGGTTCGCGGCGAGGCAGATGTTGACAGCGAACGCGAATCGGGACCCGAAGACGCGGCCGACGCCCTACACGATCAACGATTTCCTGCCGGAGTGGTTGCGCTATGAGGCGGGCGAGGACGGCGAGGGGATGGAGGCGATGGTGGCGTATCTGAACGCGAGTTGGGAGTGAGCGGGATTCAGTATTCAGTATTCAGTATCCAGTATTCAGTAGGTCAGTAGGTCAGTGAGACAGTAGGTTAGCTGTGGAGATCGCAAAGCTGTACATCACGCTGGCGGCCGATGCCAGCAGCTACCAGGGCACGCTCCAGCAGGTGGATCGGGACACGACGAGCTGGGCGAGCGGGTTGGCCGACCGGATCAGCAAGACGCTGGGGACGGCCATCGTGGCGGCTGTGGCGGCGATGACGATTGCCATCGCGGGGTTCTTCGTGGGGGCGGTGGACAAGGCGGCCGACCTGGAAGCGCAGATGGATACGGTGGCAGCGCTGCTGGGCGCAACGGCCGAGCAGGCGGAGTTGCTGCGGCAGGCGACGATTGACCTGGCGCTCGACCCGGAGTTGAAGGTCAGCGCGACGGAGGCGGCGCAGGCGATTGAGATGCTGGCCCAGAACGGGCTGACGGTGGAGGAGATTCTGGGGGGCGCGGCCAGGGCGACGGTGCTGCTGGCGAACGCGACGGGGGCGGACTTCACTATTGCAGCGCGGATTGCCACGGACGCCATGGCGCTGTGGGGGATGGAGGCCGACCAGTTGGGGCAGGTGGCCGATGGGGTGACGGCGGTGCTGGTGCAGTCGAAGTTCGAGGTCAACGACTACGCGCTGGCGCTGGCGCAGGCGGGTGGCGTGGCGTCGGCAGCGGGGGTGAGCTTCGAGGACTTCAACGCGACGCTGGTGGCGATTGCGCCGTACTTCGCCAGTGGGTCGGACGCGGGCACGTCGTACAAGACGATGTTGCAGCGGTTGATTCCGACGACCAACACGGCGAAGGACGCGATGGCGGCGCTGGGGCTGATCACGGAGGAGGGCGGGAACGCGTTCTTCGACAGCCAGGGCAACATGCGCTCGATGGCGGAAGTGGCGGGCATCCTCAACTCGGCGTTGGGCGGGTTGACGGAGCAGCAGCGGTTGCAGGCGCTGTCGACCATCTTCGGGACGGACGCGATGCGGGCGGCCGTGGCGATGAGCCAGTTCACGACGGAGGAGTTTCTGCGGCTGCAGGCGGTGATGGCGAACACGAGCGCGGCGGAGATCGCGGCGCAGCGGATGCAGAACTTCAGCGGGGCGATGGAGATATTCAAGGGGGTCGTGGAGGGGCTGCAACTGCAACTGGGGAACGTGCTGTTGCCAATTCTGACGAAGCTGGCACTGGAGGGGGCGAATCTGCTGGCGGCGTGGGGGCCGCCGTTGATCGCGGCGTTCCAGAACTTCTTCGACAACCTGAGTGAGGGGATGTCGGTCATCGATGCGTTCATTGAGGCGATCTGGGACATCGCGCCTCAGCCGGTACTGGATGCGTTGGTGGCGTTCAGGGACCACATCTTGCCGCTGATCGAGCGGGTAGCGGAGGGGATCGCGTCGTTCGTGTCGTGGAAGGACGCGGTGCTGGCGTTCGGGTTGGTGGCGGCGTGGGCGGTGGGGTCGGTGCTGCTGCCGATGCTGGCACCGATTGCGGGGATCGTGGCGGCCGTGGCGGGGCTGGCGTTGGTGCTGGGGGCGTTGCGGACGGCGTTTGAAACCAACTTTCTGGGCATACGCGATCTGGCGCTGGGACTGTGGGCGGCGCTACAGCAAGTATTTGAGGGGATTAAGGCGCTGCTGTCGGGCGACACGACCGCAGCGATGGCGGCGTTCCGTAGCGCATGGGAAACAGGCTGGAACGCCATCGTGGGCTTCATCCAGAACGCGGGGTCGCAGATTGGGCAGGCCCTGGCGGGTCTGTGGGGAAGTATTGTCGCCTGGTTCCAGGGCATTGACTGGGGGGCACTGGCGCAATCGCTCATCGACCGGTTCTTCGCCGGGATGGCGGCGCTGGGACAGGCGGCGGCCGGCAATTGGGAGTGGCTGCTGACCAGCATCACGAACTTCATTCAGTCGGTGGACTGGGCGGCCGTGGGGTATACGCTGGTTGACCTGCTCGGCAAGGGAATCATGGGGGCGGTGGGGCTGATTGCGACGGCCGTGGCCGGGATCGTCACGTTCATTTGGAATTTCATCACGGGAACGAACTGGATTGAGTTGGGTGTCAATCTGGTCAATGCCATTTTGGACGGCCTCAGTTCGTTTGTGAGCGGGGTGGGGGCCAAGCTCAGCGAGTGGAAGCAGGCGATTTTCGATTGGGCAGGAACCGAAGATTGGCTGGGTGTGGCGCAGAAGATCGCCGATGAGGTTGGGGCGAAGCTGGGCGAGGCGAAGAGTGCGGTCTCGGCCAAGTTGAGCGAGTGGCAGACGGCTATCTTTGACTGGGCGGGGGTTGAGGATTGGCAGGGGGTGGCTGAGCACATCGCCGGGTTGATTGGTGAGAAGCTGGGGGAGGCCAGAGACGCCATCTCAGGCCAGTTGGGGGAATGGCAACAAGCCATTTTCGACTGGGCGGGAGAGGAGGATTGGCAAGGCGTCGCTGAGCATGTGGCTGAGCTGATCGGCGAGAAATTGGGCGAGGCCAGAGACGCCATTGCTGGCCAGCTTGGCGAGTGGCAAGCGGCGATCTTCGATTGGGCCGGCGAGGAAGACTGGCAGGGGGTCGCTGAGCATGTGGCTGAGCTGATCGGTGAGAAGCTGGGGGAGGCTAAGGAGGCCATCTCCGGCCAACTGTCGGAGTGGCAGACGGCGATCTTTGACTGGGCGGGAGAGGAGGATTGGCAGGGTGTCGCGGAGCATGTGGCCGGGCTGATTGGCGAGAAGCTTGGCGAGGCCAAGGACTTCATTGACGATAAGCTAACTGACTGGCAGACGGCGATCTTTGACTGGGCGGGGGTCGAGGATTGGCAGGGGGTGGCGGACAAGATTGCCGAGGGAGTTGGCCTCAAGCTTGGTGCGGCGGCATCGGCCGTTGTGGCCCAGTTGACCGAGTGGGAAACCGCGATCTTCGACTGGGCCGATGGGGCCGACTGGGGGGACGTAGCGGAAACGGTAGCCGAGAAGGTGGGTGAGTGGCTGGGGGACGTGAGCGACCGCGTGACC